CAAGAGATATGTCAGCCGTAAGTCATACTCTTGGAGAACTTAGGACTTTAGCTGAAGCAAGAAAGCTTGGTTTTGAAGCTAGGTATGCAGATACAGCAACAGGCAAGGTAACTATACCTAAGCTTATCAATACTTTGACTGGTGGAGCCGGTGCTGCTACAACACCAGTATCTGGTCCTGGGTATAAAAGAATAACAGAATTATTTAAAGATGGAACCATCAAAAACTTGATGGACAAACCTTATATAAAACCTGCTGCAATTGGAACTGCTGCGTTAGCAGTTTTTGGTTTTGTTTATTCCGCAAACAAAGATAGATCCGTAGAAGATATGCAAGGGCCACCGCTTCTACCGGGAGGGAGTGCCTATGAATCAGCCTACCCAGGTAACACTCTCAACATGCCTCCACCACAAAACTTGTTACCTTCTGGCCAAAATGGCGTTACATATAGAGTTAACGCTTCTGGGAGCTATGCCGATGCACAAAAATTCTCTGAAGCAGCTGGTGGTCTTACTTCGGACTTTTCTACTTCTTATTACGGTGGCGCTCGAGACGCATCTGCTAACCCATACAGCGAAATTGTTAGTTCATTTTAAGGATGTTATATGATTTTTGATGCAGGGTACCAAAACAAAACATTAAGCGAAGCCGGCAAGACACCTAAAGATACATCTCCAAGATTAGAGCAGGCTAATAGACAATCCAAAGATGTTTCAGCAAGCAAGGGGGACGGAGATAGCTCCGTTAATAAAGGCAAAAGAAGAATAAACCAATCATCTAGCACAGTAATACAGCACGGTAGACCATCCTACGAAGGTTTAATGAGCTCGTCTTCGGCTCACATAACAATGAACAATTCTGGATATCTAAACAAGAACATGCAGACCAGTAGATACTCAGAAAATGCAGTACAAAAGCAAACAATGTCAAGAGATATGGGTAGTATACCCTCGATTAGTTCGTTAACTTCTGGTATAATGTCTAGAGGAAATAATTCTAACTATAGTGGTTTTACTTCATTGGGTTCTTCTAGTGATAGAATTTCTAAAGTTATTAGAAATAATAATTTAGTTTAAAGGTATGGAAAATGTCTAAAGAAAATACTATTTCTAAAACAGATTTTGAGCAATGGTTTGAAACTTATCTTGCTACATTAGTTACCCCTATTGCAACTTCAGACGGAAGTCTTGTAAGAAGTCCTTTAGAGACCGACATTATACCAAAAGACATTAACGATATAATTCAAGCCAGCAACAATAGTGCCATAAACAATCCTTCAATGATTGCTCAGCAATGGGTAAGGGAATCCTACCTAAACCCTATGATGCAAGCAAGGGAAAGCTTATTTGCTATTGGGGCTGTTCGAGAGACGATTCTAATGAAGCCTGGGACTAAGTCGATACCTGCAAACAAAGCAGATCTTTCTGGCTATAAGCAAGATGGCCAAACTTACTACGCCTTTAGAGACGAGGCTATAAATAGAAAAACTTTAACAGATCCAAAAGATTTTTTTGAGATAATAAAACCAGGTCAGGGCTTTGATAAAATAGAATCTCAAGGCGACAGAGGCATTCTATTTAAAAATCTTTATTTTAAATTAGTTGAAAAAGGATTAATTGATTTATTATTTTTTAAAAATCAAATCCAAGTTTTTGCACAAAAAAGGTATATTAATAAATCTACACTAGAAAAAAGTGCGCTCAATGCTTCGTCGCCTCTTGGTGAGGATCTGCAGTGGTTGACTATTTTATCAAGGGTCTATAACACACTTTTACTAGACCCTATATTGGCTTGGCAAATGAATGAATATTTTCCAGGTGTTTCACAATTCTTATTTAATGCGTTAGCAGCAACTGCAGACTATAGTAATAATGGCGCAGGCGGCAGTATCGATGACCCATTAAATGACCCAATCAAGGTAGCCAAGATGCTGTTTGAGTCTTTTGGTACCGATGAAGAGGGTAACGCTATATTCAAGCCGGCATGGACTTTGATAAACACAGGACTCAGGATACAACAAGCCTTAGATCAGTTCCCTGTTAGGGCAAATATACCACCAAGAACGCCAGATGTTTTCCATCTTAGGATTGGAGCTTCAAACTTTTACGTACCACCAGTTTCCATATCTGTTAACAGTGCTTTCAAGGCTGGATCTTTGACTGGTGGTGCAATTAGACAGAAGAATAGCCCTAAGTTTAACGCCGGGTATAAAGAAACATCAATAAATCTTAGACTTTATTTCCCTAATTATGAAGAAATCTGGGGCATATCAATCACTGATGCATCAAATATAGATTTAACTAAAGATTTTAATATAGATTTTTCTACAGACAGTGAAGACAAAATAGATAAGTTTCTATCTTCTCTTCGAGGCTTAGTTGCGACATTTAAAACTTCTCCGATAATCCCGATAAAGAATCATTATATAAATAATGTTCATGGTATAACCGGAGTTGCCTTAACTAACATGAGCGTATCTACTATACCTAGCTACCCATTCTGCTTGATAGTTGACTTAGAAATGTTAAGCTATAACCATAAACCGTTTTTGCCGATGATAAAAGACTTTAACCAAGCAGTGCATTGGGGCAAGTACAGGCACTATATGGGTAGAGCCGCTAAGCAGCTTGATGATTATGTAAGCAAGGACTTCTTAGTAAGACCGCTTGGACAAATTACGGCGCAAGAGCCAGTAGACATCGACGGCAAGAGCCCAACGGCACAGATCCGCGAGATGGATAATTGGTTGACGAATAGGTACAACGAAGACCTGGAAAAGACAGACAAAGACACAGCTAACGATTCAGCCAAGATTATTGATTCTGTACTAACAACAAACATAATTCAAGATTGGACTACTGGAAATAACATATCGATATTCATGCCAGAAAGAGTACAGTCAAAAATATTTACTCCAGACATTAGCACTTTTAGAAGCAACCAAGAAAAAATATTAAATGATACTGGAAGAAACATATGGAATGGCGTACTTTATAGACTAGGTATTGACATCAATGAAACTGGTTATGGAAGGGATCTTGATTCAGTTATTAATACTTCTCAAGATTCATCTTACCCTCCTTCTTTAAAGAGAAAAGTTAACACAGCAATAGATATATTATTGTCTGGTCAAACACAAGACACAATAAATGAAAAAGTTTACAATTATCTAGCAGTGGTCTGGATGCTTAAAAACCCAAAGGTGTATACAACTCCTGGAGGCGTAGATTATATACTAAAGAAATCTACTGTTGTTCCTTCTGACGACATAACTGGTTGGGTTATAGGCTCTAAGACAGAAGAAAATTCTAGCGTCAATTTAAGATACGTGCGTGGATACCTTGAGCAGCAGGCTAATGGTAGTAATGGATTATTAAATCAGCTCATAGAAGAGCTGGTGTTGCAAAGAATTGGGACCTCTAATCCTAGCGAACAAGCAAAAGAAGCTATAAGACAACAGGTAAAAGAAGAACTCAAAAAGGGTTTCAATCAGACTCTATATGAACGCTTTTTTATGTCTGGACCTATAAGAGAATTTATCGAATCAGCTAACAAAAAAGAAGCAAACTTTAAAGAGTGGGAAGTCCCTATGATCCAAGTTGATTTGGATCAAGAAAAAGTTATAGTAGATGGGGTAAGCGTTAGCATCGGAAACAATGTAACTAAGATGCAAATACAAATGCAAGAAGAGCCAACCTACCAACACATAGGTGGCAAAGATACTTACATTAATATATCAATGACTGTCTTCGGTGAATCGGAACTTATAAAAATAAGAAATATCTTTGAGCATATTAACGGCCTAGCAAGACTAGAGCATGCCGCAGGTGTTATAGGATTCCTTGGTATAAAAAATATCATCACTGCCTTGTGTGGTGTCAAGTATGTCCTTCCGTTAAAGTACAATGTTGATACAATACCTAATTTTCCTCATGTGTATAAGGTCAACTTAACTTTAGTCGATTTTGATATTTTTCAACAAAAACGAGAAAAACTTTCTTCTGAACAACAACAAAAGTTTGTTGACGAATTTGGCACAAAGAAAAACCCATTCTTAAGAATTAAGCAATTGTGGGGATCGTTCAACGCCTACCCAGACTTGCCTCTTGAGGTTTACAGTAAAGAGGGTGACGTTGTTGGTTGTATGGACCCAGATTATTATTTCAGAAGTTTTGAAATGTTTGATAGAGATGTTATAGTTAACCAAAGCATACAGGAGACTAACCAAGTAAGAGTTAATTACAGCCAAAAAGAACTTACTGAATCCGAACAAAAGACAATGGATCAGAACGATGAAAGATATATAGCAGATATAATAGGATTTCTTAGAAAAAATGATTTTAAGGCACTGAAGGTTTGGGTTGACGCTAACGCCCTAAAGCCTTCAGATGGGTACAGAATAGTTAATAAAGCAGTGCAGAAGTATTCTTCCTTGAAAAGAACTCTTGCATTAGATTATGTCGAAACATTGGAATTAGAAGATAAGTTATACTTGTTTACCGATACCCAGTTCTCAGTTCCTATGGGAGAATATAAAGTTGGGGAGTTAACCTCTAGCACTGAGGAAAAGCTTAAAGAGACCCTTAAGGCTGTGTTTGATCAAGGCAATGAGGACGATAAACAAGTCAGCGTAGACCCAGATGATTTAATGGCAGGAGTAGAGGGCACTGACTCAATGCTTGATTACGTCCACGGTCTAGTTTATGCTATACCAGCTGCAACTACTGGTAGTTCAGTGCAACTCCCAGCGATGATACAAACCGCGCAGGGCTATAACTTTGGTTATCTTTCTAGACAAGATGGAAGATTCTACATGCAGAACAATAAGTTCAATGTATCAAGAATTAAATCTTCTGTTCTTGATGATCTAAAAAAACAAAAAGAAGACGTTCAAAAAGATATTGATAGCGGAAATAAAGACCCGCTTTTAAAAGCAAAAATAGACAAACTTACCAAGTCAATTTCGCAATGGAACGAAGATGATGAAACAACAGAAAAGATTTCTTTTATAAAAGTTTCCGACTCACAAACTCCCGATAAAACATTGACTACTTCACACATGCCAGAGATAAGCACTAAAGCATTTTCTGAGTATCAGAATGCCTACTCAGCAGGCGGTGCAGAAGCTGAGTCAGTGTCAGCCGCAAAGGGTGGCCAGCACGCCGTTTCTAAGCATTGGGAAAAAATGTTGATAGATACATCATATAGAGACATATCCGGAAGAATGGTAAGAGCTTATCCAACTTATATGTTGTGGTTAATAGATGAAGGTGGCATCGGGTTTGCCGGAACAAAGATCTTTGATAATTTTTACGGCCTACAATCTATAATAGATTTTTCAGTAGTTAGCTCTGAAGATATATTAGGGGACACTTTAATATTTAGAGTATCAAATATGTATTCTAAATTGTCGCAAAAAGAATCTGCTAGAATATTTGATCCAGGCGAGCCAAAAGATACAACTTCAATGACAGAAGATCTTTCTGCAATTGTTGACACTCTTCTTAATAGGTCGAGAAACATAAGAGCTCATTATGAAAACAAATACGTTGTTGACATAGAAAACATAAGATTAAAGCCTGGTGTAAGAGTTCACCTAAGAGTGGGCTATGGATCTAATCCAAACTCGCTACAAACAGTATTTAATGGAATCATAACAAACGTAGAGATGGGCGAAATAGTAACAGTCACCGCACAATCAGACGCCATAGAACTAAGCCCTATTATTAACTCAGCTAATAAAAAAGGCGACAGTGGAAAAATAGACGGCGGTATAAACACTGGGATGTTCTTATCAGAACCTAGAGACTTAATGGTAAAACTTTTGTCAATGGGAACATCTAGATTTAGGGAATCATTTGCCCATGCAACTAGAGGAACAATTTTTTCCGAAAATAAATTTGGAATAAGACATTTTGGTAACATATTATATGAACCATTAAATGACGTTGAGAAACAAAAAAACGATGCACTAAAAACAGCATTTAAGAACGCAATAGATACAGTAAGCAATGACGGAGCTTCTGTAGCTTCTCTTCTTAAAGGTGCATGGAATTCAACTGCAGGAACATATAATGGAGTTGACGTTGGCATAACAGCAGCATCTGCTGCTATAGGAGGAATAGTTGGTGGGCCACTTGGAGCTATAACCGCAGGGGCAGCAGGTGGCTTTATGAGGTCTCCTGTCCTAGGTCACATGAGAACTCTTATGTCTAATCTTTCAACACAAAGAGATTACGAAATATTTAAAAGAAACATATACCCAGGCAATGGTCTGGGTGTAGCGCAATTCCTTGGTGGAGACTTAGACGCCGGATGGTCTACTGCCTCAACTATGGGCTCAGATGAGTTCAGTAGCATGCAGGCAGACAGAAAAGCATACTTGACTAGATTAGGTGATGCAAACTGGAGCACAGCTATGACTAAAAATATAAAGGTAGCAGAAGCTCAGCAGTTAGCAAACGGAGCTAAGTTGAACGACTCTAGTGGGGCTGTTGGCACAGCAAAGATACTTTCTGGATTGATGGCCGCAACCGGTGCCGTAGCTGTAGCTGCTGGAATGCCGGTTTTAGGTTCTGCAGTTCTTGGTACGGGTCTACTGGGCGTAACTAACGGAAGAGCAGCTGCTAGCGTTTTTGAAACGCTTGGACTTGTTTCATCGTTAGATGACGATGTTCCTGGTTTTGATGAAGTTTCCTTCAGAGCCCAAACATACATGAGATCTGTATGGGATATGTTCCAATTGTGTGCAAAGCTTCTTCCAAACTATATTGTTGCGGTAAGACCTTTTGAAGATAGATCAACTGTATTCTATGGCAAACCGCATTGGCTATACACCTCAGGGGTAGTACCTATCTCAACTGGCTTTATGCACCCTGATTCAGCAATCAAAAAAGGGATCAAAGACACTGGCCCTACTTACAGTAGAGCTGGCCAGGATCTGTTAGAGATATTAGACAAGGTCAACAAAGAGTCAAGCCCAATGCAAGATGGACAGGCTTTCGCGCAAGGCTTCGAACCATTAAGTACTTCTATCGCAACCATAAAAAGCATTAACGAAGGCACAGATTCATACAAGCCAGTTGCTTGGGTAAAAGATCCAGTTAATGGTTATACTAAAAAATTGATTAACTTTTTGGATCCTAGAAGAATGTTTTTTGTTGAAGAGGGAGAAGTTGTTGCAAGACTCCCAGTTGCAAAGGGAATTGTAAACGTCGGCTTCCATTTGCCTTTTGGGGAAAAAGGCGAAACAGAAATGGATATAAATAAGATAAAGAATACCCACAAACAAATACCACAACTTCCATACAGGTATCAGTTTCCTTATTTCACTGACAGAAAAACTACTTCTTTTGATGGTAAGCATAATGGTTATATATTTAATTTCAATGTTAAAACGTTAATTGGATATACTGAAAAAAAATTCAAATTCATTAGAGGTGATACGGATGGTGACGGTAATCCTCTTGACCTAAAAGATGACGCCGGCGTTAAGGATCATCCATTAAATTACGCAGCAGGAGCAAATTATTTTAATATACTAGCTGCTGAGTTTAGAGTTTCAGCTGAATTTACTTCAGATGGATTAGTAGACCCGAGTAACGAAAAATCTAACGGTCTTGATGAGATATCATATAGAATAAAAACAGGTGCATTCCAGTTTACTCAAGAGATGCTCACCAAGTCTCCGGAAACTGTATTGTCGTTACAAACGACTGCTTTTATGGATTCTTCAGATTCAAGTACCGCAGGCTTTAACATAGTAAGAGTCCCACTTCCATCGATAGTAGTTGATGCAAACTCAAGAGTAACACAAACTGGTTACGAAAAAGATCCGTATTCTAGTTCAAACCTTTTTATAGATGGAATAGATGCAGAATACGATGGAGACCGCACTGCAAAGTACATGTTTGGTAGCTTTGAATACAATGCAGCTTTATCATCAAAGCTAAAAGGACTTAACGGTAATAGGGGCATATACGCCGAATGGGGCATGCCAGATACAGCAGAAGACGAGCAGTGGTATATAGCAATGAAATGGCCGTATAAACCAGATTGGTCTACGGATAGTGAAATTAATACAGGCTTTGAGAAACAATACTCCAACTATAACTATGGGGTAACTCCAATGGGCGAGGCTAATTTAGCCCAATATGGTACTGTCAAGAATTACAAGGATAGAAAAGTTTTAGTTTATAGCCCAACAACAAATACCGCAGTATGCCTAAGACCAGCTTATTATCTTTGGGGTGAAGTTAGAGATAATACATACTACGATAACGCTATGGATAATACTGGCGACGGTACAGCCGATCCAAACTCTATAACCGATGCAGAAAACGTATTCGTCGATGCGGTAGTATCACCAGATGCGGCTTACCATTTAGGTATCTTAAATAGTGGCAATAAATGGGAAGGCAACCCTAGTAGATATTCATATGGGTTTGAGTATTTTACTGATAACGATTCACAACAAAAATTTGGAGACCCAGATAATCCTCAGGATATAGAAAATACATTAGAAGCTTTAGGACAATTAGCTTTTGGCAACCAAGATCAAAAATTTTGGCTAGAAGACAATGCTACAACTTTTATCGGTCTGTCTGTTATCCCATTCTCTAGATCATGTTACTTCACTTTTGTAGAAGATGATTTTCCATTAGGAGTTATACCAAATGCTGCTATAGTTTCAAAAAGATTTGAAATTGGTTCTAGTCAAGCTGGCAATAAATGGCAACCAGATGACAACTTCATTATTGGATTTTCTAGTACAAAAGATGGAATAAATAAAGCAGTTTACAACGATGCAGATGATGGCAGTAGCTTCACTAGCATGGGTGAAATATCAGCCAATGGAGGCGGCGATTTTGAATCAGACGGTGACAAGCATAGGTCTTATAGATCATTTGGTTATTTAGCAGATATACTAAAAGACACGGATAGTCTAAAAGATGTTTTAGGTGATAATAAAGCTATAGCAAAAAATTTATTTAGTCCAGAATCCGGTGAATTGTACTTTAAGTCAGCAGAAGATTCATTTATAGAAGCGATATTCGGTGGCAACCCACTGATGTACTTCAAGGCAGCTGTTAACGGTGAATACGAAAAAATTTCTCAAGACAATCTTTACGAAGTTCTTCAAAAAGAAACAAGCACTTTTAAAGACGATGACAACAGCCCAATAAAGAGAGAAAATTTTGTTGACGTTTTTGATGAGACTGGTGACCCTCAACTATCCCAATCTTCTAGAGCTAACTATGATGAGGATTACAATCTTTCTACAAGAGTTATAGCTGGTAATGGAAGAACATTATCTCAAGCTAGAGAAATATGGGATTTCTTTAGAGTAACATTCCATGACGATAAAATGGTAAAAGCTATTTTTAAGCAAACTTTTGGAGTTGATCCAGACAGTGAAGAAAAGCTTCCTGAATTTATAATTAACTTGCTAACAGGCAAGGGGTCTGCTAATGACCCAATCATGAATAGGTATACATCATCGATAAGTACTAGTGAGCGACGTGCTGGAAAAGATTTGCAGTCAAGAGATTCTGAATTAAATTTTGATGGAAAAGCTGGTCCTATCGGCAAAGATGAAAATGGGATTATTTGGGCTGGTCCAGATGGAACGCCAGAAAAGCGAACGGATACGGCAAGCGACGCTAGGTATGAATTTAGTCGAACACTAGGGGAGCAATTCGTTTATGGTGGCAAGGACGCTGATGGAAATCCAATCGATGCAACTGCAGTTAAAGAAGCAATCAATTTTAGCGCGGACACATTTTTAGATAACGGCGTAAAAGTTGCAATTGCCAATAACAGTATAAAAGTACAATCGACTAGCTTATTCCAAGATATAGATACTGGTATCAGAATCAAGTATGGTTACTTAGCAGGGTTGCTCGGTTTTATTTTGGGTTCCATGAGTGACGGAAAAACTCCTGATCCATTTGGTTTTGATCCATCTGTTTTGAATCAATCCGATAGCGATTCAGCAAGAAGAAATATATTAGCCTTAAGAAAACAACTAGGCATTGTTCAAGGAGACGAGAATAAGGACGGTGTTAATGACGAATCAATAAGAATCATGAGACTAATAGATACTCCTAGAAAATTATATTTGTTTATAGTTGGTTGGTATAGACAAGTTATGTGGTCAGACCCATACAGTAGAGCTTGGGTTGTTCTAAAGCCAAACAGAAGGCTAAAGCACTGGTCATCTAACCCTCTTTTGGTGGGTGACATTGGTAATGGTGGCCTTAAAAGGTCAGATGGAAAATGGGATTTTTCACCAATATACCAGTCTTGGCAAGCCTTTATAGACCCAAACTCATCTTATGCAAAAAGCCCAGATAAATTTAAAGAATTTTTAGTCGCGCACGCCAAAGAAGGAGACAGTGCTACAAGTTGGTTAACAGCAGCTTTCCAAGATGGAAAAGATTTTTGGGATAAAAACGTTGGTGTTTACTTTACTGCTATTTCAGATGGTCTTTCTGGTCTTTTAAATATGTTTAAGCTATCAATGGCACAAATGGGCTATGGTTTAGCTGAAGCAGACAATCTTAATAAGCAAGCAAATGTTTTGAATAAGCTATTAAACGACAGCATTTACTATTCCTTGGGGAATGCAGGATCTTTACTAAGAGCTGTAGATAATCCTTTCACTAGAGAGTATGGCGAGCCAGTAGTAGAGGTAAGAGAACCTTTCCAGAGAATACATTACTTAAGTTCTTTTGGTCATATAATCTCAAACAAGATACAAGAAAATATAAATGACGTTGCAACTGTTATAACTGCTGTGTCTGATGGCAAATACCCAGTAACCGTAGCTTTGGACAAGGGTGCGCCTTCTGAAAGACAAGTAGAAAAAACTGTAGAAACTGGTTTGTATTTTGACAACATAAGAGGCTCTGGTTTCTTTGGAGTTTTGCATCCTATGTTCCATCCATTCGAAACATTTAGAGGTATATCAAAAGCGGCCAGTGGTTCAGCAGATGAATTAACGGCAAGACGTGTAGCTTTGTCCCATTTGAAAGAAAACATAAAAGATATTTATACTGGCGAACTTGTTATAGTGGGCAACGCAGACATAAGACCTCATGACCTGGTTTATTTAGCTGACGTTTACGAAAGAATGTACGGTATATTTGAAGTAGAGCAAGTTGTGCATCACTTTACTCCAGAAATGGGATTCATAACTTCTATAACACCCAATGCTTTAGTCACAATAAATGACCCAGCTAGATGGTTTATGACTTCTTGGCTTAACTCTTGGATGAGCTTACAAACAATAAGAAATGACACTAGATATTATCTGGGAGCTGCAAACAATGGTAGAACTGGCTTAGTAAGCGGTGGACAAGTTTCTGTTGACCAACTGAACGAAGCGCTTAGTGCTCAGATGATGGGCGGAGTACAATACACCCATGGCTCTTCTGCTTTAGTTAAAGATGTTATGGCAAACTTTACGGCAAACGCAATGCCTGATGCAAAACAACAAATGTTAGCTTCTGCACAAGCTTCACAAGGCAAAGACCCAACAGCTCAAGGTGCAATGGTGAGCGCAATGGTTACAACAGGATTAGCTACAGTTCTTGGAGCAGGTGTTGCAGTTGCTGCAACAGTGCTTACTGGTGGAGCAGCACTACCTCTACTAGCTGTTGTTGGTGCTGGTGTAACCGGAGCTGCAGTGTTCGGCGATATAGCATGGTCGGGCTGGAGCCACATTAAAAATAACTTACTAGATCAACACGGCTGCTATGTTCAGTACCTAACAAAGAATGGGCAGCCAATGGATGCTGGCCTTTCTTATAACCAAGGAATGGTTGTTGGTAAGTACCATTCAAAAGCACTATTACCAGGATTATTGGGAGTAAATTCTAGAAAACTAATAAGAACACCAGAAGGCTATAGCCACATAAGAACTGATGATCTTTTGAAAAATCTTGGTTGGAAAGAAAAAGAAATTTCAGATCTCGTAAGACATATCAGCTACGAGAACGCCCTAGTAAACGCACAGGTGATAAAGTATTCTGGGATTGGGCCAGAAAAAGCAGGCATGAACCAATTCTTCAAAGTAGTTTGCAAGGTAACACAGTTTATTGACGGTGACACATTAATGGTGGAAGACGTGCTAAGACCAGGTTCTGCTCCGTTCAAAGTAAGATTTGAAGGAATAAACGCCGCAGAAATAAACAAGATAAGTGGAACTGGACCCTTAGTTGGAAGAGGTCCTAACTATGGAGACATTCCTATAAATACTGACCCAGCAACCTTATCTTGGATAGACCCTACTTCACCTGGTGGAAGAGCTTTATCTTATGTTTATGAATCATTAATTGGTAGGCTTTTTGTATTAAGAGTTGCTCCTGCAGTAGATGCAAGACTTGATGTTAAGCCGCTTACTCAGGACGATTTTACAGCTGGCGCAGAAAGAAACAACCCAGACTATTACCTAAAGGACACAAACGTATACGATAATGGATTCGGAACACAGATACAAGATTCTTTTGACAGAGTTATGGGATCTATATTCTATAGAATACCATCTAAGGATCTTGATTCAATAGTCCAATTTGTAAGAAATACATTTATCAATCTTAATAAAGATCCTAACTTAATAGAAGAAAAAATTAAAGGTTCAATTTATAGTGATACTTTAGCAAATTCTGGCACTCAAGTAATCTATCAAAAATTTGCTACGTTGTTGAATCTTCTTAAGTCGGTTGAAAGATCGCCAGGTAATAATAATTATTACTACTATTCAAACGGCGAAGAAGACTTGTTAGACGGCTTGTCGGAATCAAACATAGCACTATTCAACGCATTCGTAGATATCAAGATTCTAGAATTGTTATATGTAAAATCTTCAGAATGGCCATTAATCCTTTGGGACGAATACTATGATGATGGAACGCCAGCGACTCTAAACTGGGAATTAGTAGTTAGCAACTTGGCAGGTGTTTATACTAAGAACCTATTATACAATACCAGCAATTTTACTCTTGATACCAGCAACGTTACACCAGGAAGGATGCTACCTTAAATGTCGGACAACCCATACATGCCAACTACAAACTCTGATGGTCCAAACTTTTCGATGACCCTTGGAGACAATGATTCTACTTTAGCTTTTACGCAAAAATTTGCTGAGCAAACTTACCCAGAGGGAAAGATGTTGATAAAAGACACTACTTTTTCTCAACAAGGTTGGGAAGATAGAACCTTAATTTCCCACAACGTAGAAAGTATTATGTCTGGTAACGCACTTTCAAGAAACCCAGCAATGCCCATGACTGCCTACAACAGGCTAACAAATTCTTCTTTGGACGGTATATTAACCTATGGTGCCGATTATGCTCAGGCTGAAATACCAAAGGACGGAAATGGAAAACCTACGTCACCAGAATTTACCTACCCTGATACTACTGCAAACTCTATGGGTCCAGCAAACACACAAAGATTTTTAACTGGTACTCAAGCTTTTGAAAAAGCAATATCTAACTCTGTCTTAGGGTCTGGGTTTGCCCCTGGAAATTTTCAGGCAAAAGCTACTGCTTACCTAGCAGGCATGACCCCAAACAGCCCAAACTCAGCACCTTCGCCTGGCGATCTTGACGGGCAAGAGTATATCGTTTCCGACGATGCTTTGTCTTTAGGACCAAACAAGAATAATTTACCTGCTGCTTTAGTTTCTTCCCTCACCCAAGAAGAAATAGCTATTTACGAAAAAAAGATATCAATGCTGAGTGGCAGTGGTAATTTCCAAGGGAGTGTTGGCAAGTTCTACATTAACGCGCTACCGGAGGATGAAGCAAAGCTTAAAACAATAAAAGAAAATGGATATAAAGTAGACGCTTCCGGTAATTTAGCTGGAGGCTCCTCAAGAACCCTACCAGTTGATGGGTTCTTAGACTTACCTGATGATAATAAATCAGTTTTCTATCCTTCTCTAACGCTGCTTTCTTTCTTACAAGAAATGACAGAAGGGGACGGCGGCGTTTATATAGGCGGCGGGTTTGGTTTCGAAAGAGGGCTGAATCTGATTAGCGAGAAAGCTATTCAAACAGTTGGAAAAGAATCCATAAGCGATCATGCTCTTGGCAGGGGTTTTGACATTATGGATTTTGGTGAATCAAAAACAACAAAAGAATCACTATTATCAGCATTTCAAAAAGGACCAGATAAATATATGGCACTTTTTGAAAAATTTGTACAAAAATTAGGGACACTGCCTAAATACCTGCAGCCTGATTCGGTGGTAATTTCAGGTAGCGTATTAAAAGTTTACCCTAATGGGGACGTCGATCAAGATAGAGGACCACTGTTAAGTTTTATTCAGTCGACGGCTTGGCGGAAAAGGTGTTGGAGATCATGTTAACTTTGGTGGTGACTATGGTGGCGGACATGATAACCATATACACGTATCTTTTGGTTGGACAAGAGCAGGAACCCCTGCTAATTTTATTGGATTAAACAGTGGTTCTTCTGACTCTCCTTTAACTGTTTCTCCAATAGCTGGAACTCAGGCAGGATATTTCTTAGACCAAACAAAGCTAACTGCAGCAATCCTAAAAGGAAATACAAACTACTCTGGAAAAAATCAAACTCTGTTAACACCAGAAGAATTAGCTTTGATGATGGCAAGCACTGGGCTTTTCAATATGGAAGAGATAGCAACATTCGTTGGTATAGCAGAACGAGAATCTAATTGTAGGCCGTATGCTTTTAATGAAGCTGAGGCTATAGGAATGTGGCAAATGATAATTAAATCAGGCAACTGGATAAGTACACCTCTTCCAATAGTATTTGGTGAATCACCTGCCAAAGTTGGTAAAACAATGCTTGGATGGAGAATTCGCAACAAAAATTCAACAAAACAACCTTCATCAAAAGAAATGAAAGCTGATGGTTGGAGCGGTTTATCAGTTGATGAAGTTTATTGGTATCCATTTAACCAAATAGCTATATTAGCATGGCAAGTTGAAAAATATATTGGACAAGAAGGCTATAGAGATGGGGGCAAAAGATCATCATCTCTATCTAGGATCTGGGGTAATTGGGGAGATGGTCCTTGGGGTAGGTCTCATGGCGGAATGGATAGTGCAGACAACTTTCCGTACGGTGCTCTTACTGGAGTAAAGCCTTCTACTGTAAAAAAGGCTTATGAAGCATTGGGTGGTAAATGGATAGTTTATCAGGCATGGGCGCTGACTGCATTGGTCGACGGCTATGACAAATTTAAAAGCCCAAGGTCTAATGCAGAAGTAGCAAAACTAAGAGATGGTACTAAATATAAAGCAGCTACATATAGAAACTATTGGGATGTATATATTTGGGTGAATTTCGAACAATACAAAGATACTTATTTTAAAGACAATGTTATATCTACAGCAGCAGCGGGTGGAGTAAAGATGAGATACGATAGGTGGGGGTCAGATGAGTTTTGCTATCCATTGGGAAAGGCAGAAGAAAGAGAACTCTATGCATCCGAAGCTACAGTCCCTGGATGGATCGATCCAGCACCAGCAGCTAAAGCTATAAGAAACAGAACAGACGCATCAGGAAGGTCAGGCTTATAATGGCTAAAGTATACCCTAAATTTGATCAAAAAATATCAGACATGATAAGTACTGCAGAAATGCAGAGACAAAAAACAAGGTTTGGCGTAGTAGCTTCTTACGACAAGAACACAAATACTGCTAAGGTCATGCTAGAAAATAGATACTCTGACCAAATGACCGATGTTCTTACTAACGTATCTTGCCCAATGGTTCAAGGACTGCAATCGGTTGCTCCCGAAATAGGAGCACGCTGCTTGGTTGGGTTCAGGGACACTAGCGAAAGGATGCCTTACATATTATCCTTCTATGCAACACCCCATGATATGAGTCCATTGATGTATAATAATATATCAGACATGGGAATACCAAGGTATTTAATTTAATATGGATCCGTTTAATCAACCTGTAACAAAACCTATAAATGGCGAGCAAGCTGGAATCAACATATCCACTGTTCAAGATCAGTTTATCTTTAAGAAAAGAAATGAATTTTCTCGAAGAGAGGTTGGATTAAACCACCCAGATATATCCTCTTATTTAAAGTTAGCTGACAATGGTGACATTGAGATTATGGCATCCCCGGGTGTTGGTATAGTTATAAGTGCGATTACCCGATCAATCAGTATCTTTGCAGATACTTTAAAAATATACACGACAGAAGATGACGGCATACGATGGAATAAGTATTCCTTTAACTACGCAGGGTCAAATTTTACTGAGCCATTTTTGGTTCCTTTAAGAAACTTTCAAAAAAGCCCAGCGTATCATACCTATGAAACAAGCATCAATAATATTAATTTATTAAAAAATACAAGACAAGAAGAAAGCGTTACTATTAGAAGCAGCATTGATTATGGTGCGCCTTCTGCAGTTAAAGAAGCTACTTTAAGTAAGCAAAAACATATAGAAGACTTTTTAAGTGAAGATGAAATAAAACTTCTTCAAGAAGAAGCAAAAACTTCTTCGGACACAAAGATCCAATACATGAAAAAGCTTATGTTTCAGGGTTACACTTTTAACCAAGCAAAGACTAAGACAAATAGAGATTTGGATTGATACGATGCCTGACTTACATTTTAGCTTTGATGGAGACATGAAGCTCAGCTCTAACAAAGACCTTACATTAACTCAGTCTGTGGCACAAAACGATCTTCAACAAATCTATATTAGATTAATGACTGAGCCTGGTGATTTTTATATCTACCCTAAATTAGGCACAGCACTTTCTGCCCTTTACGGAATGCCACAAGACCCGGCAACAGCAGATTACGGCAAGAGCTTAATAAGGGCAGCCCTAGATAGAGAGGGAGTTTTTGCAGGAAAAAACATAGTCATCTCAGCAGTCCCTACGTCTCCTGATTCTATAAGATTTGACATAAAGTTAATAACCGGTTATGGTGAACCGATAGTTCTTTCAATAAATCAAAACATATAAGGAAAACAAATGGCCGTCATTTATACAAAAAACAGATCAGAGATACTATCCCAAATGGTTAACTCTCTTGAGAAGAACGCAGGCATCACGTCTACAAGCCCTGGATCAATCGCCAGGGCCTTTGCTGAGGCCGTAGCAGACCAAATCGGAGATCTCTACAGTGTACTAAAATATAACATTGATCAGACCATGATAAACACCGCTTCAGGCAGAAACTTAGACCTAATAGGTGAGTTGTACTCGGTCCCAAGAAAGCAGATAACAGACACTATAGCTTCTGATAGAAACCTAGCAAACGTAGTTTTTTCTATAGCAAAAGTTTACAGCAAAGACCTGATTATATCTAAGGGAACTACAGTCTATAACGATATATCAAATAGTTCCTCTTTCCAGTTTAGGTATTTATTGTCAGGAGATGTCACCATCCCAGCTGGTTCTAGAAAAGCTTTTGGCCAAATCTTACCGTCTTCAGGTAACCAAGCACACACAGCTGCTGCTGGCACTTTAACCCGACATGATTTTATAGCACCCCCTGGAGTTATACTATCTGTACAAAATGTTAAAGACGTCTATTCTGAGGTCAACACAGAAAACGATGAGGCTTATAGACGAAGAATAATAAGGTCAGTTAAGTTATATTCTACCGGAACAGCAGAATCAATTAGGTTGGCAGCCCTATCAATAAAGGGTGTTAGAGATGTTAAAATTAGAGAGGGCTCTTTTGGTATGGGGTCATGCGACGTCATCGTTGTTCCAGAAGGCCCAATGCTTGCTGGAACCCTTGACTCAGTAGTATACAGAGAGCTGTTAGCTTATAAGCCTGTTGGCATTAAACTAAATGTAAGAGTTGCGGAGAGGGTCCCAGTATCTGTATCAGCTAACATAATACTACCTATAGGGAATAGTTCGGTTTCGGCAGTGAGCATAGCAAACCAGGCTGCGTACTTTGTAAAAAGATACTTAAACTCTCTTACGGTAGGAGATTCAGTCGATGCATCAGTCATACAGTCTCAAATACTTTCTTCTTCTGATTTAATTGGAGAAGTTATAATTAACCTAATGACTGTTAATGGAGTAGAAATACCAAAAAATAATTACCAACTACAAAGCGAAAGATCATACCTTGTAGCAGGTGCTGTGGAGATATATCCTGCTATAATAGGGTCAACACAATACTAAAAAAGTAGGTTCATGAATGTCTGTTGACAATTACTATGTAGTAAAAACCACGTCTATAGTCAAGGCTAGTAATATGGCTAAGGCACGACTCCTTGCATCTGGACAAAAAGCAGATGGCGAAATTCTAAATGAAAAATACGAAGTTGAGCATAAAGAAGAGTTCGACATCAGTAATTTAGTTTCTAAAGCTGACAGTAAGTATCTGCAGTCAAGCCACAATGATAGCACAGATGAAGACGAAGAAGACGAAGACGTTAGCAGCCATTCCTCATTTTTAACTATAAACGAAGATACCGTAAACTACCTTAGAGCTGAAAATAAGCGCCTACTTAGACTAGCAGAAAAAAACAAGAACGCTAAAGGCGAAGCAGTAGAGTCAGTATATCAAGCAGCGCTCGATGCTTTTTCTGAGTTCACGATGCCAGTGACCAAAAAGCCAGTAATTAAACAAGTACCAGGTGTACCAGAAACTGCAGTAGCAGTTTTTGCAGACTGGCAATTAGGAAAGGTCACACCAGATTACAACTCTAACGTAGCAGCAGACCGCATAGAATTGTATACAGAAAAGTTGATAGAAATTACAGAGATACAAAGAAAGCACCACCCGGTTAACAATCTTCATGTGTGGTTGCTTGGTGATATAGTCGAAGGTGAAGAAATATTTCCTGGACAAGCCCACTTGATCGACTCTGGCCTTTACCGTCAAGTTGGTATCAATGGACCAGAGATACTTGTAAAGTTCTTGAAGACAGCATTAGAGAACTTTGAACATATACATGTTACTGGCGTTATAGGAAACCATGGAGCAATAGGTGGACGAGCAAGAAAGCAACATGACCCAGAGTCTAACATGGACAGATTGCTGTATCAGATAGTACGATTAATCTTCGCCGATGAGCCAAGAATAACTTTTAATATTCCAGACGGCAAAGGTGAAAGACATTGGTATGCAGTCGACTCTATAGGTAACCATAGCAGCTTGCTTATCCATGGAGATCAATTACCTTCACCTAACGCTTTTCATGGCTACTATAAAAAGATAATGGGCTGGAAAGACGGAGCAATTCCAGAACATTTTGATGACGTTTTTATGGGCCATTACCATCAGTCATTTAAAATGACTATAGGGAGTGCTACTCTAAGAATCTCTGGTTCACCAGAAAGCTATAATACATACGCACAAGAGTTTTTCTCCTCAATGAGCAGACCTTCTCAGCAGCTAATGTACATCCATCCAGAAAATGGAATCACTTGCGAGTACACTATTTGGTTAGACGCAGTATAATAGGGGACTAAATGAAAAGTTATGTATTAACATTATCTAACATACACTTTAACAAGCAAGGTAAAGTGTGGACGTCTGACCCAATAGACCTGTACGATAATTCAAGTTATACAAACTATTCAACCATGAGGTCTAAGTATGGCCATAATTACTTAGGCGATTCTACCTTCATAGGTAACGAGATAATCCAAGGGGCAACTCCTACCTTAGCAGACTCCGTGTTATCCACGGAATTTGGCGAAGTAATAACAGATCAAGACTTCTATCTTAACTACGTTTACCCAACTGGTACACAACAAGGTTCTTTTTTAATCTATGATTTGGTAGAAGAAAATGGATATTTTGTTCTTACGCCGACAAATAAAACAACTCCCCTTGAAAGGTTTGTTGATACAACATCTAGAGTGGACTTAGTGGCTTACAAAGGCGCATTTGTAAACGCACCGTCTAGTATCCCAATAGAATATACATTACAAGTTTACGAGTCAGACGATGTACTGGAATCTGCAACTCCTTTCTGGATGCCAAATGATGTGTCAACTCAGACTGAATTTTTGTTTATACAAAGATCAAAGAGGTTTATAAAGATCCAAGTGGAGTTCCTTACAGAGCTACCCGATGCCGTGTTTGATACAGGTAACTATCTAGTATCAAGCCAGGGCATTGATGAAAATGGTTTCTTAATATACGATACGCCATTATCTTTAAACGACCAAATGATTGGGTCTTTAACGCCTCAGGAAATAGGCAATATTGATTTTCTTCTTTTGGTTGAAGTGCAAATTTCCGAACCTAATCCTCCAAACATAACTGAGTCCACTAGGGATATCCTCAAGAAGTTCCCATCGTGGACGAAGCTTTTTGAAGACTCTTTACCAGATGCAACCCCAACTTTTGCTGTACCTGAAAGTTTTGGTGGAAAATTTATTAATGCCCTTATTGGGGATAGTTTAGATTCAGTAGAGTCTTTGATAGATTATTTTAGCTTAGCTAAATCAGTGACAGGTGCCGACGTAGAACAGCTGACTTGGATTTACTCTGTTAGCAATTGCCCTAGTCTAATAACTAGCGTAAAAGGCGATAATATTAGACTAACCCCTATATCAACGTACGCTGACTTTATAACTCATAGAGTAGAAGATTACGTTTATTACCATGAGCCAAATGACAGAGTTGTTTTGACTCTAAGGCCATTTAACCAGATTAAAATAAACGAGTTAGTCAAGACACAAACAGAAGTTTTAGTTTTCAATATGTTTGACGAATTTGGTTCTAGAGTAGGTCTTCCTAGACTAAAGATGGAAGGCAATGAAAATTACAAAACTAGAATTCTAGACGTATACAAAAACCTTCCAGGGCCAGACATAGATTCCTTTAAGAAAACAATTAGAAGAGAGCTAGATCTTTGGAGAGCCACTGGGGCAACTCCAAGCTCAGATAGCGTAGGAGCTACTCCTATAGTTTTGGAGATGGAAAACCTAGAAGAATTAAATAAATACTTTGAAGATAATAATAATCCAACTAAAGCTTTTATAGATTTTGTAGAAAAAATTAATATAGAGTATCCAACAAACTGGGGATTTGTTCCATGGTCAGAAATGATTTGGGACTACGCTGGAAAATTTGAAGAAGGAGTAAAAAAGGTTCCTTTTTCTTACGATAAAAATCCATTTGCTGGACAATCTACTCCTAGGTATATCCAAAATGGAGTTGGAGATTTAAGTGACTTAAAAGTTAGCATAAGATCCAAGAGAGAGTTCTCATCAGATGAAGTAATCTTAAATGATATTTCAGATGAACAAGTTTATGAAAAGGCTTTTAAAATAAAACTAGCTGGCATTGAAAAAATTGGAGAAAGTATTGTTAGACCACCTATAAACTTTGATTTTGATAGTCAACTGGAATATACCTACAATATTCTTAATCAAAAAACAGCTACAATAAAGTTTTTAGTAGAGCTAGTTGTGTCAGGTGTTACTTATTATGCTAACTATACACTCAATACAGTTAGTGACATCTATGCAGCTGGTCCATTGTATTCTATTTTTAACATCGCGACAAATAGAACTAACTCGGATGTGCAGTTCAAGTCAAAAACTACAAATGTTAATTATGTTGACAATACTTCAACAACAGCCAGCAACACAATACATATATCTAATGTGACAGAAGCAAGAGTAAGCTTTGGTCACTTTATTTATTCAAGCACTACACCGCTATATACGATAAGCGGACACAGTACCAGTAACTCTGGATGGATACACCCTAAGGGTCACGCAACCGCAAAGTACTATACAACGAGCTATGCTAACGCTTCTACCTCGACCTTGCCGTCGCCGTACTATACAATTACAACACCAACTATTTCGAAAATGCAGATCGAGTATGGATCGAGCATGCTTTCTAGTACCCCTTCAATTGGCTATACCTCTGCAGTAAAAACCTCTGGCGTCTTAAGGCCATACTCCACCTCATCTGGTACTGCTACCCCATCTTTTAGTATACCTTTTAATTCCCTAGTTGCTTTAGCAAAAGGATTCCCACCGGCTCAGTCCTCTCCAACCTATAACGCTTTGGTGTTAAGGAATACCGTCCCAGAAGATGCGTACATAGACCCGGATTACTCTACGCCTGGTTATGGATATAACGGTTATGGTGGTTATGTAAACCATCCACAGTTTAATATAAATTATTTTGTTCCTGGATTAATGATAGATTCAGACATAACAAGTCCTCAATTTTTTGCTACGCCATCTTATTCTTTATCAAGTACTCCGACAACACTTTCGGTTTACTGGGACCCTTATGCCGTGCCGAGCAATAGAAAATATTCCCTTAATGGTGTTGGACAAAACAACTACCCGCTTACCGTAGGGGAATGGAAGTATTTTGAAAAAACATCAGCAACACCTGTGTACTTTAGATTGTCTGAAAGAGGAGTTATTAAGTCGGAGGAAGACATTGGTGCAAGCTATGAATTATCTGATTCTATTTCTAGTATAGATGTCCATAGATATAACTTTGACTTTAATTTATTAACGCCAAACAAATACATTGTAAATAATATTTCAGCAATTCCAGCTGATTCATCAGACAACTCATTTGAGGTTTGGACAGATAAAAGTTCAGTTATACCGTACTACTCTATAAGTGAAGACGATGATCTCAGAGTGCCTAACACTATGTATGTACCTGCTGATTCTTACAATGAACTAAAGCAGGGGACAGACAATGATGTTTACATACCTTCTGTAGTAGTTAGGTCAAGACTAAATACAAAACATAATAAAGACTTTGAATCAGAAATACACACAGGCTGGTATTACCTTAATAACCAAGAAACCTATGTATATGCAAGACCAGTGACAGAAAATGTCACCTATACATCCTCTAACCCTTATCATCAGATAGTTTTGTCTGGCCACGCAAAGCAAGGTGCGCCAGTTATTATAGAATCTTTAAGCAACCCTAGCACTAGCTTGACGCAAGTAGCCTTTATCGATGCTGCGACACCATCAGTTTTCGGTAGTTTTAACACAGAGTATTTAGAGGCAAGAAAAAACAATTATTTATACGTTGGTTATAAAAACATTTATGAAGTCTCGGTATATGATCCAATAACAGAATTATATCTTTTAGAAAATGGTAGCTCAAATACTGAAAAAATAACAATGCCAGCGGGATCTATGGTGCCTGGCAGAACCTATACGGTAAAATATAAAGTTAGAAATGCTTATTCAGTAGACAACGAATACCTTGACAGTAATAATAAGTTGAAAACTAAAATATTGTTCCACGCTACTCCAATTACTGGTGACACCAATTACGCAGTCACCTATGAATCTACGTTGTTTGATTCGTCTACACCTTCAGGAGTGTATCATTCGCCAATGAAGTCATTGTTAAACGAGGGATTTGTTTATTTGACTGACTCAGTTTATGAGTATGATAGATTTTTAGCAGAGACAAACCCAGGATATCTAATTGATGACCCGGCTTCTGACTATTCTATATTAACAATAGAAAGTTACGATAAAAACGGAAACCCAAAACCGTATCAAAAGTATAATATTACATCAAGTCTCTTGTCCGTAGAACCAAGCTCGGTAGAAACAGACAATAACGGCTTTGCTTACGCAAGAGTAGCTTATTCCGGTGCTACTCCAGCTATCGTAAATAACGCTCCCCTGTACATATCTGGGGTACAAAGTGGGTATAGCATGGCTAACGACTCTGCTACATTAAACTATTCAATAGTAAAGTCAGAGTCAGGCCTAGATAGTCTCTACGCTGAGGTAGACCCACAGATAATAAAAGCCGATGGAGTAAGTACCTTATCAATAAAAGGAATGCTGTCCTCTAAAACTAAAGACACTTCTTCTGTTAGGGTTTACTATAGACTGGGTAGAACCTTGTATTCAGCTATAACAAAGCCAACTTATAATTCTGTAGTGTCCTTGGAAGATGGTTCGTTTACCATTGGTCCAATCACGGCACAGTCTTCAGCTACCCCAGGATATTGGTTTGCTGTTGTAGAAACAGAATTTAGCTCCAATAATGTGTCATCCCCAGTTACTATATCAGGAGACATAGTACATTGGTTTGAAGATTCGCAAGATGCCATTTTGAATTCATCTGGTCGTGTTACGTCGGTGCAAGATACGTTTACTGCAAGTGATTTTTCTTTTGTGTCTTCTACCCCAGTTTATAAGATAGATTACTTGACTGGAAACCCAGCTCAAAAGAGCGCAACACCAAATGTATCTTTGCCAAAATGGTTTAAGATACCAAGATTAACGCAGTATCAGCTGGGTATTCTTGGAAACGATTACTATTCCCTAGACAACAACAGACAAATATACCCAAGCTAATATAGATGGAACATAGATGAAAAAGTTTACAAACAACATAGAAAACTCAAAAGAAAAAAAGATTAGAACCGGATCGGCTTTGCCAGCTAACTCGGTAAATTTAGCATACTTTAAAGTTGATGAAGTAACTCCGGGAAATAGTTTAACTGTAGTAGATTCTTCTTCTTCAATAAAAGAAAACTTTATTGATTACAAAAACGAACAAGTATCTTTGTTAGCTAATGAAGTTGGAATGTTATTTGATCCGTTATCTGGAAACTCAAAATTTCCATCTTCCGATATATACGTGACCAATTATAGAAACAGCCAAAGAAATAACACTAGCTATGTAGACGTAAATATTTTAAATCAAAATATGATTGGCGAAAACTCAGTATCTGATTATATTTATTCATACTATGTAAGTAGATACTTTACTGTCAAGTCTTTGATGAGTGGAAGTCTAGTACAAAAAGTTTTCTATAATGGCAAAGAATATTTCGACATTATCAAGACCTCTGAAATACAAAATATTGAAAGAAAAAGAGACTCCATAGACCTGCAAGACATAATGGTCTTGAACCCAGATGGCTCAGAGTATGTTGATCTTAATGGCAAAAAAAAGTACAGGGTAGTTCTTGAGTCATATAACGAAAAGCAAGTTTCTTTAAGCGAGAGATTGTACAAGATAATAGTTTTGTTAGAAGAACCAAACCCAGTAAATTTGTTTTTGTCTTATCCAAAGATTGAATTAGACTCAGATAACTATCTCGTTAACCAATCATTAGCTTATAAGGAAAATATAACGCCAATACAATTATTTAATGAAGAGTCGGAAGAAGCTAGCGTAGTAGATTATGGTTCAAAATACGACAATACGTATGCAGTTAAGTCAACGGAAAGTATACAAAATAAATTTTCTACAGGCGGGGTTTTCGACGATAGAGGCTACAATATTTATGTAAACAAAAAAGCTATAACAGACGACAGAACGTACGAAGTTTTTAGTTGGAGAATAGTAGGCAAGATAAATAGAAGCTTTAACTATGCTAACAGACTAGAAGGGCTGCTAGGTAACTCTGCTAGGTCTAGAGGCGTGGTAAAAGCAGCAGTGATCAAGGCAAATACAAAAGCAAGTTACGTTGATCACCATAAGATTTTTACTAAGTTAAACTTAGACAGTAACCCAATCAATATATTTAATTACCTTTTTAAAAATCCAATATCGGAACAAGCAGCTATAGTCCCGACTAGTTTAGACGACTCATATTGGACAGTAGACTTGTCTACTATCACGCATGATCAAGTAAAAACTTTTGATTTTTTAATTCTTGTGGTCAACTCTAACACAAACATAGAGCAGTATCAGGCAAAGATAACAACATTCTTAAACAATGGTGGCTGTTTATTCGTTGAATTTGAAGGCAATCCTACTCTTTCCGTAAAGTCGATATACCCTATCCCATTAACTGACCTAGTAAGCGGTGCCGCAACGTCCGTAACTTATAATAGAAGCACAGATGCAGCCCAGTACCCATACAGCTCAATCAATGAGTACGAAGATAATAGATCGTGGGACATCAGGAGCGAAGTCTTTGACACGGGCTTCGGTGCTTATGGAAAAATAGCGCAAACAGTCTCAGCTTTTGCTAGTTCAATGAGCGCCTATCAATCAATATCAACAAACGTTGGACCAGTTCTAACAGTTAATAAAGTAGGAGCAATTGAATCAGGGGGAGTTAGTGCTGGTACTATCATATCTAACACCGTTTCTATAAACTCAAAAGCTGGAACAGATTACATCCAAGGCGGCGCTTTGCCAGAGTCGGCAAGCGTTGGTTCGGTGTTGTTAACCTCTGATGCAGAAGGGCCATTAAAAGTATTCTATAATTCAATTATAGTTGGTTTGATATCAAAGTACTTTACTTCAGGAAACTCCTCAAATAATTCTTCTAGCACGCTGCTTACACCGGTGCTTATGCACGCTACTGCTTGGAAAACTTCCTGGGCCATAAACGGTCCAACATCTAATGATGAGTATGACTATAACGACGTTTTAATAAAAAATGATAAATTAGATGAGTATGCTCAGTTCCAGATAAACAAAGATCAAAACGGAGACTTGTACAGAACTATAGACACAATGTCATACAAAGAAATATTCTTGCAGGATTTCTCTAAATCAGTAGACAACTCATATGGGCAATTCTATAATTCATCTAATGATGTTATATCCTATTATATAGAGTTTACTAATGAAACGATTATACCCAAAAATGGAACACGTCTTACGACTCCTTTGTCTTCTGGTATAACAACACCATACTACACCTACTCTATATCAGCTACCGAAGCCTTGGGCAGCCCGGTAGTTAAAACTACGACCATGTCCATGCCCCTCAATATCCCTGCAACGTTTGGACAATTCTACATTAAAGATAGAATTAACTCTGTCACAAACAACAGAGGCAACCAAACTAGTGCAACAAATGACGTACCGTTTAGTTATAGTTATGATTTTAAAACAAGTTATAGAGCGGTCAGAAGCACTGAAGCGTCACTTGCTTTTGATCTTTCTTTTCAAGCTGATTTTACATTAAGCCTTCCTATCACTATCAAGAACTTTAAATCAGTTTATGAAAAAGTAGGAACACGAATTAAACCAGGGTCAGATGACCCGGTAGACACTACGTGGCAATTTGCAAGATCCAAGCAAAGCATATCAGTACAGTCAACATTTGATGTACCCATAACTAGGCTAGGAAGAGGCATGACAAACAAATATGCTTGCGTCCAAGACTTAATAAACTATAAGGCAATACATGTTACAGGTGACGCACAAGCGGGAAATCATTTTCCATACACTGGAGATATAGACCTTGGAAACACCTACAAGCAATACTCCGTAGGCCCAAGAACAGGAGATGTTAATACCGGAAACTACGTACATTATCTTCAATGGACTCTCAAAGCCGCTGGGTATTCAGTTGTAACCGATGGAACATTAGGATCACAAACTGGTGCAGCCTTAACTTCTTTACAAACAAAGGCAGGACTAGCCTATGTAGATCAACAGCTTGATTCTGAAACAAAGTCTGCGATGGCTTACGTATGGTGCACAAAACTGCATGAAGGTAAGGTAGATGATTATAAAAAACAAATAACAAAGTTTTATGAAAAAAAACCATCTATAGGCGCTGCAGTCATATCGTATATAGAAGCTGCTATATTAAGTGATCCAGTAGGGTCTGCTGCTACTGGTAGAATACGAAGAATATCATACACTGGCTCTATCCCAAGCAAAACTCCAGATAAACTTGTCTGTAATTTTATAGTACAAATACCTGATAGCATTCTTGATAGAACAGATAAAGAAGATATTCTATCAATAAAAATTTACGCTGGAGCTGCTGATATAACAATATCAAGAATCCAGTTTACTAAAGAAGTATGCAGCCCAACTGCTGGCCTAACTGCTTTCAATACACGACGTGCAGCAGGTGCAAAAGAAAAAGACCTTATAGACGTAGCGGTTATAGAAGCAGGCGGTGCAAAAAGATTTTTCTTAAATATCAACAATCCTAAAGACAACCAATATAAATACGTACTGATACAGGCAAGCGGTAGTAAGCTTGGTGGCGCATTTGGACCCAACGCAATGCGGAATGTTTATTGAGCAAATAGTATTTCAAAATAGTTCAGAAGGCGAAGAAGAGGATTATTTTGAATGGATTACTAAACCAGACCCAGATAAGGTAGTGACTGGTTTCATTGATGTTAAAACAACAAAACAAGTTTCAAGTTTAACTATTGCAAATACGCCAAGAACAGACAAATTTACTAGTGCAGATTTCTATAAGCTACCTTTGACTGTAACTAGTTTTTACTACAAAGATGAGGATAATGTCAAAGAAACTTTTGTATATGAAACTGACTCCACAGATAAAATAGAAGCAGGCCAAGCATTAAACCTTACATCAGTTGCTTCACTTAAAATAAACAATGGAGTTACAAAAGGCTGGGGCGAGATATCACTCGACATTGCTAAAGCAATTGTTTCGCCAACTGAACCACTGGTTATAAGCGAGAAAAAAGTTGCACCCACAGGGCAGACAACTTCTTCGACAAGCCCATACATAAACTATGTAACATTGGCACAAAGCAAAGAAACCTATAACGGTGCAGATCAAGTAGACTTAACCTATGATGTTAACATTAGTTCTCTGAGTAGTGAGGCTAGCTACAGTAATGACGTAGTGACCCCAACTTCTCATAAGCATTTATACGCAAGTTTCCTTCAGCCTAATCAGGCAAAAACGACTAGAGTATCGCCACAGAACAAGAGTAGGATAACCTATCTTGATGGAGTGGTATGCCTCTGTAATGATAGCGGTCTACCAGTTGGTATGGATGTAAGCCTAGCGTCCACCACTGAGATGAGAGGAATGATTGGTGACTTTAACTCTATCACTAATGTATATTTAGAAAAGAATTCTAACTTTGCTTCTGATGGTTTAGTTTACGGTTTTTATGATCTAGCAGCAAAAAAGTTTTTAGGAACAAACATTTCTTATTCAGAATACTTAGAAAAAGACGGTGCTCAAAATATTTATATAGCTGTAATGGCAACAGACTATGATGGAAACGTTTTGAATGATGACATGGACTATGCTGGTTTCCAAAGCATACCAATCACAAACATAAACGTTCCCAACAAACTTATATGCCCAATATATAATATAAAGTTTAAAAACAAAACAGCCATACAATTACAAAAGCCACAAAGTAGTTTAAGCAAAAAAAATCCATGGCATGTGGGTGTGTCTTCTGGGTCGTTTACTAAAACATATAAATTAGATTTAGACAAGATATACAATGAAGACATTTTTTGGCTAAAGCAATATGCGTTGGAAGATGAAAACACCTGTACTGTAAAAGCCTTCTATGACACCACCAACTTCAACAATGTTGGTTGGTCAAAAATACTTGGAAAACCATACGTAGACGTTAAACAAGAGACCCCAATCATAATAGACTCTACATCTATTAAGCTAAGACAAATCCCATTTGCCGTTATACATGAGCCATCAGATAATCTTTCTTATTTCGCATCGCCAATAAAGCCTTTTGTTTTTGTATATATAAAAAATACAACGACCAATAATTGGGATCTTATTCCTTTTTCAGAAATAGCATCGTTTAACAATTCTACTGGCTATATAGAATTTAAGTCTGCAGTCGTACCTAACGACATCAGATCTATAAAAGTTGATTATGCTGTTGCCTCTTCTGCCGTACCAATAAAAGTTTTAGACAAAAAGGACATAAAGTTAAACCCATTTTTGTTTAAAGATGACATACAAATGAACAAGCCAATCTATTTTTATCTAGAGCCAAGAAGTATTCTTGTAGAAAACTCATCAAGCATACAGGTAGTTAATAATGATAACATTGAAAATGAAAATACCTTAAAGTATACTAAGAATGGTGACATTTTTGACCCATCTCATCCAAATTATAATCCATTAAACATCCTATTGTGTACGGTTTATGTATCTGATTATAATTTCATAGACACCTTAAAGGTGGACGACTTAAGACTTAAGGGTGGTGGCGTATCCTCGGTTATCCCACTAAAAGAAATACTAGACAACTACCCAGAAGTAAGATCTAACTGGGATATAATGGGCCCAGACGGATACGCTTATTCTAACGGTGGTTATGTCGTAATCCAACTGCCGGAAAACTTGAAAACTTACATGAGCAATGCTAAAATAAAAGAGACAATAAGCGCTGCTCTAACAGCTGGTGTGGTTTATGATCTACAAAATTATTCAGGCGAGGATTGGTATAAAACAACATGAGGAAATACATCTCCCCCTATATAGACTCCTACACTTTTGGTTCTAGAAAAGCTGTTTCTGATTTAATAATTTCAGCAAAGAAAGATAAAAGGAGTTTAGGTAGCTTAGCTAAAAACCTATCTTCTATGTCAAATTTGAATAGTTATAATGGCCTTTATATCAGGCCTTATAATTTAGTTTCATTAGAAGCAATTATAGATTTCTTTAGAGATATAAATATTAAAACAAGACAATATTTTGATTCTTTAAATACCGTTACGTATGCGATGAATAGTTACTCTAACGTAATGCATTCCGAAATAGCAAAGTTAGAAAAAAATATTCAAGAACTACAGATTTATGCAGACAACTTTGCTTTTATATCTGGTGAGGATGATTTGTTTAATGGTTCATTTGTTGAAACATTTTCTGATGATACCAATTCCTATATAAATGAAGGGCAACCTCTTGAATTAAAAGATAGGGATGGAAGTTCTTTTGACCAAAGCAAAATTTGTAAAGTAGATATAATTGCAGGGACTTTAAAAAACGGAAAACCTTTTAGGAAACTAGATACAAACCCTATAGTTAAAAACTATATTAATAATTATTCTAATTACATTTCGACTTCGTCTTCTATAGAAGATATTTTTTCTGAAAAAGCTAACAAAGCTTGGAATGTTACCATCAAGTCACCTCGAATAATATCTGATTCTTTAGTTGGGCTACAGGATAAGATTGGTTATTCTTACCCAGGAATTTCTGGGGCTCAAGCTTCTTTTACTATAGAGTTTTCAAAACCTGAAGAAATGAATTGTATAAGAATTTCTCCAAACATTGGAATTGATTTCCAGATTCTTCAAGTAATCATAAATAGCTCAAATGATTTGACATTAAATTCCAGTAGTTCAATAGGAAAAGTACTTGAATCTCCATTGTTAATTGATTCGACAAAAGATATTTCGTTTAGTCACAGCACAGTAAGTTCTATAGAGTTCGTTATCAGCCAACCAACTTATAAAAAAATAGATAGAAGAGCTGCTGCAGCAGAAATGCAAGCACGTACGTTAAATGATTACATTAAAAGCATTAGAAATAAAAGAGTCAACAAGCATGATAAGCTGCAAGATCTAGTTTATTCTTATTTTAACACCAGGAATGAAACATCTTACCTCAATACTAATAGCAAGTACATGCCTATTAACTACTCTTATAGATACCCATGTGACGACACTGAACCAATTTATGGTTCATTGTCTTCTTTCTTAGAAGGCAAAAAATCGTTTGTGCAAATGGATATGGAAAATAGATTTAACTCTGCGGATCAGTTAACTAATCTTGTAGAGTCTGTTGTATCTCACGTGTTAGGTGGCAAGTTTAGAATGTCACCTAGTGCGTACTTGTCGGTTAAGGGTGACGATGACCCTCTATCTATTTCTGATATACAGCATAACGGCACGATGCATGTAGGAAGCCCTCAGGGCCCCCATGGAAAAGACGTGCAGGATCAAGAGCCACTTATGCACATGGCAGATAGATTTGATCTTAGCAGGTCTTCTTATTCTCTAGACAATATAGGATCTTATGAGTATGGTTTTTCTATAAAGTCTTTAAAGTTTGGTTTAATACAAAACGATATAGCCACGTCTGATCAGATAAATTCTTCTAGTCAATCTTTGATGGGCAATGGGCTATCAAATAGCAAAGGCTATTACGTATCTAAGAAAATTAGTAGCGGTGGATTTATAAATCAAGTAAAATTAAAGTCAGAATATTTTATTCCAAAAACTTTAAACCAGTTATTAGACTTAAAGCAAACTGCTTCGATTGAATTTTCCGTAACAACAAAAAATATTCCAATACAAGAATCCGATTGGATACCAATCCTTCCTTATGGCACAACAGATGTATCAGCTGAAGTGCTGTACCCAAACGTTGGCACTGGTCTTTGTACATTACGCTTTTTCGCAAAAGCAAATTCAATCAAATTGTATAAAAATGGCATACTATTATCTGATAACTCTTTTAGGGTTGTAGGTTCTGAAAACATAAACAGTTTGCAAGTGATAACGCCAGATGCATCAAGCGTCTATGTTGTTAGTTATTCAGTAGACGCCTCTTTCAAGGACCCAAATTTAATAGATTTTTCTCAACTTTCTATAAATAATTTTTATGTGAGAAGCTATTCGGACCAGTATGGCCTAGGAGAAAAACTTTCTACACAGGGCGTTGAGAATAGAGCCATTCTTTCATCTGATCCATACATAGATTATTCAAAGTTTAATGGGTATGTATACTCAGCAACTTCGGGAACAATAGGTTACGACCCAAGCTCTAACTACTCAGAGTATAGTCCAATAAGTGTTATACTAGAAGATGGAACACCGGCTATCAATTTAACTAATTATCTTTCTAATAAATATATTAAGTATTCTAACCCATCTGATAGCCAAACCCAAACTTACTTTATACAAACAGGAAAAACACTTGCCTTCTCTAAAAAAACTACCAACTTTAAAGCCTATTACGACTACATGCCTGAATCCCTTAGGTACAAGGTAGTTATAAGAACACTTGATCCCGCAACGCCAAACAGTGCGTTCGTGGATAACTTAATATTAAAATTCCAAATGAAAAATACAGATCAATTTGTTAATAAACTATTAAAGGTAATATAAAATGGCACAATTCTCTCCAAACACAGTAGGCTATGACAACGCTGTATATAAAATATCAGGTTTTTTTGATAAGTACTATAATTCAGGTTTTAAAACTCATGAAGAATTCTTAAAAGAATACCAAATACTCTTGCAGTCTGTTTCTGGTTCAGCTGGAAATGTTATGACTAACTATGAGCCTGTCACAAAACGGACAACCACCAAGGTCTGCGCATTTAAATAAGTACGCAACTGATATAAGCGCAGACTCAGCTGTAGTAGCAAAACAAATAGACTACTTGTCATCAAAAACTATATCTACTTTTAATTTATTTTCTTCAGAAATAGAAAAAGAATCAAACTTTCTTGAAAGAATAAATTCAAAAATCAAAGTTCTTCAACTATATTCTAAGAGTTCAAGCGAAGACATATATTACTACGGCGATTCTTTTGACAACTTTGATAACATAGATACATCAGCTAAGTATGATCTTCCATTAGCTTCTACCGTAGATGGTTTTTTGAGCTTGCCTGTTGTCGATAGCGCAGTGTGGTCTATAGACTCAGTAGACATATTAGACAAAGACGAGAACGGGAATAAACTTTCTAATGGGTTTTTGGGCAACAGCCACATGGCTATCCAGGATACTACCATCACAACACAGGCTCTTGCAAACACTGCTGCTTCATATAAGTACCTTTTTGAAGGCGGTAAGTCGCTTAACAATGTAGCCTATGCATACAGGGACAAAAATCCTGATACATATTTTGAATATGAAAAACTAAAAGTTACCAACCCAAGAGGTGCCAGCCAAGACTATGAGTTTCAATATAAAAATAAAATAAACAATCAAAATTTGATTTATCAATGGAATAACTCTGATGATAGTCCTTTGAAACTGGTACTTCAAATATCTAAAAGAGGTTCTGCTCCAGCAAATAGTCTTTCTATAACGCCATTTTTTGGGTATGACGAAATAAATATTACTCCAATTAAGATAATATCTATAATAGTAGAGACAATTGATCCAGGCTTTGAACCAAAACAAGAGATACTTAGCTCGCCAATCACCGTAGGGCCTACAGCTATACCAACATCCGTAACCGATTCTAATAACTTTTTCTTTAAAAAAGCTGTCATTAAATTTGCAGAAAGAAATGTCTCGAAAGTAACTGTTACAATTGAACAGAGCTCTTCTGCTGGCGTCAACATCAAGCATGCCTATTGGACAGTTGCTTCAGTCAATGCAAACTATGAATTTTCTGCAACAGATTATGTATCGTTTGGTGCAGATAACAAGCCTGTTCCAGAAGGTATTTGGTCAAGTTCTTCAAGGTTTAATCCAAGCTTGATATACAATAGATCAACTATATCAAGTATAACTGGCGTAGAGTCATCGCTTGACAGGTTGATACCAAGCATATCAAACCCAACAGAAATAACTGGTGGGTCAGATCTATCTAGAAGAGTGACTATTAGCGGTGTGCAGGATGTCCCGGTCACTTATTATGTTATGAAAGTTTTTGATAAAAAGAAAAACAAATATGTTTACGTTGAGGGCCTTAAACCTTTTTCAACTCAGGCTGAATACGATAATGAACTTAGGCAAGTTCCTTCAGGTTCAACTCCATTTATCAATTGGTGGCCCGCAACTAACGAAATACTAGGATATGATACGCCAGCTAACGCTGGTTCATCTGGGGCTGCCAAAGCTTTTTATAGTTCAACCAATATTAATGATCCAAAGTATGATGCAATCTTAAGGCCATTTTTTGCAAACCCAAATTATATACCAGCAACACCAGGATACGGTGTTGCCCCAGATGTATATGAATGGTGGGCTTTAAAATACAAGCTTACTGGTGTAGAAAAAAATTCAGGTTTTAAGGGAACCGCCACTCCATCTTACTACCTGGGGCAAAGATACACCATTACAGAAAACGAAGCCAATGTAGGAGAATTAATTAAAGCAGAACAATCCCAAAAAATAACAAAACCAAAAGTCCGATACAATATAAACTTAAATAAAAATTACGAGATTATTAGGGATGGCGCTAGTATAAATGACCAAACAGTCGCAGCTAAAAGATGGTCTATAGGGTTAAGGGATATATCGGTAGGCAATGAATTGTATAATACCTCGGCAGAAATAATTTCCAAACCTTTTAATTTCCCATACCCAGTAGAATACTTGATGCTGTACTCTGACTACACCATCCCAGTTGCTGAAATGGCAAATGAGTTTTCAGAACAAACTGAATTTATAAGTTACTATATTTCAGTAGAAGGCAAAGACGGCCCCTGGCTGCCGATATCTCCTGTTGAAAATCCATTTAATTCAAATGTACCAGAGATATATTCGTTCAGCAAAAATGTTTCAAGTGAATTGAGAATACCTGGAATAGCTTATATAGATACTACTTCAGAGATAAACTCAGTAAGAGTAAGAATAAAAATTAGAAAACCAAATGTATTGAACGGCACACCGCTTATAAATTACTACCAATTAGCAGCAAAGGTAAAGAGAGCATGATAGAGGACATACAAAAAGCTAGGTTTTTAAAAAACCTCTATAAATTAAATTATTCTTATGGAAAACTTCTTGATGAAAATTCATTAAAGAAAGCATACTCTGAGTACTTTAGAGCAAACTCGCCTGGTGCCCCTATTGAAATTAACCCAGAGATCTTAAGATCACAAAACGTAACAAACGTAGATGATTTTAATTCGATGATGTTAAAAACAATATTTAATATGGACATACTCTACGATGCAAGTCATGAAGCAGTAGAAGATATGTTCCAGACCGTAACATCGATCAATAACAGGATAGATAACCTAAGATCTAAAAGAGCTACTTTAGAGAAAAAAATTGATGATTTAATATTTAATATAACAAATTCAGATGGTTTCTATGCGTCCTTTACCGAAGAATTTACAGACATAACCTGTATAGATACAAAATTATCTTCAGTATACTATGACAAAGAATCTCGTAGCTTAACTCTATCAAGCGTAGAATCTGGATCATTTAATAGACCTGGCAACCAAGGTAGCACAGCTGCTGCGGTATCTTACACCGTATATGAAAATGGAACTTCTTCAGTAACAGCAAGAGATATCGGTGCACATTCTACAAACATTTTTGATGGTTTAAACGATACAAGTTGGAGTTATACCCATAGGTCTACTCAGCCAGCTATAGTATCCATGCAGCTAGATATAACTCCAATGTCTGGAGAAATTATATCAAAAGTTTTTGGAAGGTTATCTTCAGATAAGCCGGTAAAAGTTTTAGCTCATATATCTGGGGCGACAAATCAATCAAGTGAGCCACTGGTCTATTCTGGTCAATCAGAAAAAGACTTTGATAATTTTGTTTTTAATTTCGAAAGTACTTCGCCAACTTTAGTAAGTCTTTTTTTAATAAAGAATGAACCAGATAGAGTTACAACTTCTAACTCAGGAGCTTCTTACGAATATGATTTTACTATAAGAGATATAGTATTCTCTGGTCCATATTACGAAACATACGGTTCATACGTTTCTAACCCTATATCTTTAAACTCTATAGATAATACAAAAAATATAATAGATGGGGTATCGATAGACCTCATTAGCCAAAACACTAGCGTTAATGCGATAGACCTTTTTGTAGCAAAAAATGTCGAAAATGCTTCAAGCATAAACGACTACGCTTGGATACCAATCTCTGCACAAAATACTTTGAATAAAACTAACCCAGACGTAGTAGACTTCCAGGGTTCTAATCTTGTTTATTCTACTATTGTAGAATCATCATCAGAGTCCACCAGTTCGGACACTTTAAAGTATTTTTCTACTCAACCATTTACAAACATACCAGGACTTGAGGGTATATCAATTTACAAAGTTGCAAAACTTAACCCGCAAATACAATATTCTGAACCAATAATCTTAGAAGGGTACAATAAGTTTTCTTGGTATAGGACAAGTTACAAGCAAAATTTATCTAAGTCTTTATCAAGATGGAAGAATGAAATAATTCCAGACCTAGAGTCGAACAACGTTATAGCCTCTACGGAAGATATGTCTTCTTCTCCTATATTTTGGACTGCGCCCAACTTAAATGATGGCGGAAGTGTTCTTATAAGTTTTGAGATTTTAGTTTCTTCCGATGTAAAAATTAATAAAACAATACTAAAGAACGATGATAACTCAGCTCTTTGGGATATGTCAGTTTACGTAAACGGGGTGCTTGTAAGGAACGTACTGCCTGGCCAATACTCCGACGAGATAGAGTTAAATCTAAAATCAGGAAAGAACAGTATAGCGATAGCAATCGATGCTGCGCCTAGGGTTACCTCTGGTTCAACTGGTGGGCTATACGGATCGATGACGCTGTTGCAGGGATCTAGAATAACTGACTACGGTATGGTATATCAAAACTATCTATCCTTGATCAACCCAGAGCTATTCAAGAACAACAACAATACGATCAATGCATCTTTTGCAATAAAGAAGATAGATACAATTGACTATGTTATATCTAATAAAAAAATAACTCCAGGGTCTAGAATGTATTATTATGTCAACAACTCAAACAACGATGTTTCCTCAATTAGAATAAGGGCAGACTTTAGTAGGCCAATTGGTGATCCAAAATCTACACCAGCGATTACATCCTATAAGGTTAAGTTTAAGAGATCAGACAACGTAAAAGACGCTGCAAGAAAAACAGCTACTGACATCTTAAGAGGAAGGTCGAGTTAAGTATTTTATGAAAAATTATTTTTATAATGAGTTTGATAAAAGCCAAAATATATTTCAACCGATCTTGCAAAGATCAAGGCAAATATACAGAGGACATAGAGAATCTGGTAAGATAAACTTAGAGCAAGATCAGTTCAAGATGGACGTGTCTCGATTAGAAGCCAGGATACAGGGAGCTTCATCACTCCTGAGGGTTATGTCGGAAGTTGGCTATCATCATAACTCTGCTACCCCTTTAACTAATGCAGCAACTCCATTCTTTAATGCGCAATACAGAATTTTTGGGCAAGGCGCAACACCTTCCTCAGCAGAACAAACGGTTTTTACAGAAGATATATTAGAATTAAGTAGTACTTTAAATAGAATTCTAAATAAGATAAAAGCCCTAGAAAATCAGGAGAAATAAATGTCAGAAGAAATATACACCCAAAAGAGAACTAACCAATATGGTGGTAATTACTCATCAGCAGACTATAACAAAAGGGTTGAAGAAAATTATCAAGACTTAGTTTCTTTGTACAATAAGTACAACATAATAGACACCAAGATTGAGTCAAGCTTTAATAGGATCATAACCGATCATATTTTCTTGTCCCAAGCAGTCAAAGATGTTTCTGACAGATTAAAGGCTTTAGAGGCTAATGAAAAAATGATAACGCTTCATTCATTTAGTCAAATTGATAATGGAAGATTCTCTGGCACAGATTTGGCAATAGGTATATCTGAGCAATTGTCGTTTAATTCTATCTATAACTTTGTGACGCTCCCGCTTATTTCTGGGCCTTCTATTTCAATTATGAAAACATATAATACATTAGGCGAACAAGTTATGCCTAACTATATTAACCTTCGAGTATCCCCAATTAACTCTTTGGACGCCCCAGGTGCAAAAATTGATACCACTCCACCTTACTACGCTTTGTATGATAGAGCTGATAGGGTTTGGAAAAGATCGATTATCTCCGATACCCAGTCCGATACTGGAGCCCTTACGTATCTTTACATTAAAGTTCCAAACGCATCTTCGAATTTAAAAATTAACAACTTAAGGTTTAGCCCTTACCCGGTTAACTCAGTAGATATACTATCTGTTGAGTATACGCAGACCGCTAATCCATCTTTAACTTCAGGTGATTCTTGGAGAGCATTAAATGTTAATGGTCTTTATAATAATGATCCCGATGCAGTAGGGTACGTAGCCCCTGGTGGTTGGAGTAACAATCAGGTTTCCGACGCAATAATGAACTCTGGACCTCTTTACTTTAATTGCACTATAACCAAGACCGACAATAAGCCAATAACTGGCTTTAGAATCCAAATGAGACAAAGAAATTATATAAAAGAAAATGGTAAATTTATTTACACCTATGGCCTGTCTGACTTAGACATTAGAGCAGACAAGTACATGCCACAGGGCAAAATGTTCATTAAGTTTGTTGCTCCTAAGGACACGTTGATTTTTAATGTTACGGGTGTAACGCCAAAGATATACAATGTTCCGCTTAGCTTAACGCAACTTGCCTTCAGCTCAAAAGTATATTATCCAACTGCAGGTGGAGGCTACAGCCAAACCCCACAGGGGGGCTCTGCTTTGATTTGGCTGGAAATAACGATGAACGAATTAGACGATGGTACGATTCCTATCCTGTCTGATATTATGATTAAATACAGTTAATCTACGTCAGGCTAGTTACTATATAATACATATCAAATAATTTTAAAAGGAGTTTTAAATGACAACGTTCTATGTAGGACCTAGACCAGTATTAAGAGGCCAAAATTCCAAAGATATGGTGAACCCATACGTCTCAATGACGGGCAAAGCCAAGTCAACGGGCACCTATTCATTCTACCCACTGTATGCTACTAGCCAACTGTTGACTGGTGCACCAGACAATGACCACACACCAGGAACCGGTAGACACCCAGGTAACGTACTTCTTTCGCAGATTCTTAATGGGACTGCGCTCTATGTGCACCCACTTTCTGGGACATTTGCTGATGGTACGGCAACATACGCTGGCGCAAGATTCAAACCACAGGAATTCAAGGGTCTAAGCTCAGCCAAGGCACTTGATGGGGGCCATGCAGTAGACCGCGCAAGCGACTATGCCCTCTACAGTAATTATAAGTTTGATGGCGTTGCTTCAGCAGAAGCATTTGCTAACCTAGGACACGCTGTTGGTAGAACAACCGGCATGGCAGCTTCTTTCGGTTTGTTTAGACCAACTGAGCTTAACGGAGTACCAAGTGCTGCAGTTTTCACCAGCGGTTACGGTCAAGCTAACGTAGTAAGCGACTATGGCAGATACAAAGTACAGGAATACAAAGGTGTACCGTCTGCAAAGGCTCTCTAACTATTATAAAAACCCTGTATCTTTAGAAAAACAAAAAGATACAATCTCTGGCGACTATGCTTGGCTTGTTTTAGCTACATCTATAGCAGCATATGACATCTATGCAATAAAAAGCAAGAAAGCGGAAACTCTTACTAAAGCTTTTTGGAGATTCACAGAGAAACCATCAACTTCAGTGGTAGCATATGCTGCGTGGGGTGTATTAACAGCTCATCTGTTAGCAGAAAAAAAGATAAGAAAAAACATTTGGAAAGATAAAGATCTGGAAAAATAGTCACGCTACAATCCCACTAATCAGTTAGCGCCTTGATATACTATACGAGGCATGAACATTAGTTATCTAAGTCCCGTCGCCTAGACGGGACTTACTTATTTATACGGTTACTTTATATGTTTTTCTAATTTTAGACAGGTGGTTATGGTGTCAAAAAATTTACTTGAAAGAGTCATAGCAGAAGACGCTATGCCCATAGAACTAGCAGAAGAATATCTTAAGCTATATATAGCAGATGTAGAGTGGTCAGAACACATACAAAAGCTATGGGGAAATTTTTATAATAAGAACAAGAACGAAGAGCAATCAAAGGCTTTAGTTAAAAGAGCAGTAAGCTGTGCTATACTGCTGCCTGGTATGGACAACACTCAGATACCAGACCCCCCTCACTCTTTGTTATTTTGGTGTACAGCTTGGGCACAATTTTACGAACGCGATTGGTTTGAACTATTCAAAGAAGTAGTGACAACTGATATAGAGATTAAAAATAATAGAAAAAAAATAATAGAACTAGGTGTAATAGACCCAATCGACTATTCGCCAATGACGCGACAAGCTTTTAATTGGCTGTACGATAAAGCGGATTCAAGCGGTTGTATAGACGCAAGTAACAAAGATCTAGTTGCGCAAAAGCTTAAGAATCTTGTTACAATATATGGTGGAGCTGTAGTGTCCAGTATATTCATAAGCCACAAAGGTCTGTTACCAAAGGTAACCAACTGGAGAAGCGGCTACTTTTTCGAGAAACAGATATATAAAGTATACAATTTAGAAAAAATACTTAAGATAAAAAAAATGGAATTAGCAAAAACAAATCCAAAATACGTGAAAACATACCAGAATAACTAAAACAAGGAGACATAAAAAGTGTTAGAAGAAATAGAAAACGGCAATCCTGACTTATTCCCAATCGAAACCAAGTCGACTAGTACTTTTGCGTTTAGGATTACTGATGATTTTGTCCAGTCATATAGGAGCAAAACTGCGCCATTTGGTTATGTTGACGCAGCTGGAAACTCCGTTGGAGAGATAACATTTCTCCGCACGTATTCAAGACTAAAAGAAGATGGCACAAAAGAGACATGGGTTGATGTATGCGAAAGAGTTATTAACGGCATGTACTCTTTGCAAAAAGATCACTGCAAGAAGAGCCGCCTTCCATGGAATGACGCAAAGGCTCAGGCTTCAGCAAAGGAAGCTTTTGATCGCTTGTTCAACTTTAAGTGGACACCACCAGGTCGTGGACTTTGGATGATGGGAACACAGATTGTTAACGTTCATAAGAACTCAGCTGCACTGCAGAACTGTGCCTTTGTTAGCACAGCAGAAATGACAAAGGCTAATCCAGCTAAGCCGTTCATGTTCTTGATGGAAGCGTCCATGTTGGGAGTAGGCGTAGGATTTGACGACAAAGGTGCAGATAAAGACTTTACAATATATGAGCCAACAAAAGCTTCTGTTGTAGATGCTATTGCTGATGATCGTGAGAGCTGGGCAAGAGCTACTGGCGATTTAATTAACTCTTTCTTAAAGCCGGATCAAAATCCTATCCAATTTGACTATACACTTATTCGTCCATTGGGTAGTCCAATTAAAACATTTGGAGGAACAGCATCTGGTCCAGCTCCTTTAATGAAATTACACGAGGCAATTAGAAAGCTATTCTTAGGTCGTGCAGGTGAGAAGTTAACACGAAAAGACATAGCTGATATAGGAAACTTAATTGGTGTCTGTGTAGTCTCAGGAAACGTAAGACGATCAGCAGAGCTTTTGATTGGTAGAATTGACGATCAAGATTTTCTAAACTTAAAGAACGCTGAAGTATTTCCAGAAAGAAATTCATATGACTCAGAAAACCCAGGCTGGGGTTGGATGTCCAATAACTCAGTAGAGGTTTCTGTTGGTCAAGACCTTTCTCCTATCGTTGATGGCATCGCTAGAAATGGTGAGCCAGGGGTTATTTGGATGGACATGGCTCGCAAGTATGGGCGTCTTGCTGACGCGGTTAATAACAAAGATCATAGGGTAGCAGGTTTCAACCCATGTGCTGAGCAGTCCCTTGAGTCCTACGAGTGCTGCACATTAGTGGAGACATACTTAGGCCGACATGACTCCCTGGAAGATTATAAGAGAACTTTAAAGTTTGCCTATCTCTATGCTAAGACCGTAACACTCCTTCCAACCCATTGGGAAGAGACTAATGCAATCATGCAACGTAACCGACGCATAGGTACTTCAATGTCTGGAGTAGCAGACTTTGCAGACATAAACGGGATGCCTGTACTTCGTGACTGGATGGACCAAGGATACAAGACAATTCAGAGATATGATAATATTTATTCTGAGTGGCTTGGTGTGCGCGAATCAATTAAGATGACAACAGTGAAGCCATCAGGTACTGTATCGATCCTTGCTGGACAGTCTCCAGGAGTCCACTGGACCCCAGGTGGAAAGTTCTTTAATCGTGCAATTAGATTCTCAAACGAAGACCCAATGTTGCCATTATTTAAAATGGCTAACTATAGAGTTGAACCAGCGTCAGAATCTCCTGATACAACGTCAGTTGTATTTTTTCCGATTGAATCTGGGGCAAAGAGAGCAGAGCGTGATGTAACAATCTTTGAAAAGATGTCACTCGCTGCCGTTGCCCAAAGATACTGGTCAGATAACTCAGTCTCTGTCACTGTTTCTTTTAATCCAGAAACGGAATCTCAACACGTTGGAACTGTTTTGCACATGTACGATGGTCAGTTAAAGACAGTATCATTTCTACCTTCAGGGAACATGACCTATCCGCAAATGCCGTACACGCAAATAACAGAAGAAGAATACAAGCAGGGGTCAATGGACTTGTTCCCAATTGATTTCTCTGGAGTCTATGCTGGACTTGCAGCAGATGCAATTGGAGAAAACTATTGCACTACAGACTCATGCGAAATAAAGTTCATTAAGGAAAACGTTAAAGGTTAATTAATCCATCAACTTAAGAATGGGGTATTATGTCTGAAAAAGATGATTTAAATAATAAATTTTCAGAAATAACAGAAGAAATCGCCATAGATAATGTAGATAAAATAATACAAGAAGAGAAGATTAATCAAATACAAAAGTATTTAAATATAATTGAATCTTTAAACTACTCTAATATTGATATTAATATGGTGTTGAATGATTTACTTAATGACCCTTTGTTTTCTTTAGATAAATCTGTGTATGATATGATTGAAGATCTTTATTTTAGTTCAGAAAAACTTAGAGAAGCTATAGCTATCTTTTATGTGGATTCTATGGTAGAGTATTATGACGATAGCGAAGATGGAGAAGAAGATGAAGATAGAAGAATCTGATGAAAACTTTTCAGAGATCTCACCGGTAGTTACTTCTGGAATAGATAAAGAAAGCGATCATTTAATCCCTGTATTGAATAATGGGTACGTAAAATTAGTTGATCATATGGGGACTGACGTTTCTGTAGTTAATGCAGCTAGAGCCTCTTTTGCTAAAGAGAATACAACCAAAGAACTGACAGTCGCAGATGCTAGATTGATTAATTTTTTAGCTAGAGAAAATCACATGTCACCGTTTAGGCACGCTTTTATCACGTTCGAATTTAAGGCTCCGCTTATGGTTGCTAGACAACACTGGAAATACGTAGTCGGGTCTGACCATACAATGGATTCCTGGAATGAGTCGTCTAGAAGATACATAACTATGGACCCTGATTTCTATGTCCCAGGAGTAGAAGATTGGCGCATGGCCCCAGAGGACAAGAAGCAGGGCTCTGGAGGCTCTGTAGGCCCCTGGATCGGCTCTGTATTGACCAACGAGCTCAACCGATATATAGAGCAGGGTGAAGCACTTTATAATATGGCTATGGAAAATGGGGTGGCCCCTGAGCAGGCCCGATTGTTCTTGCCGGCCTATGCTATGAACGTAGTTTACAGATGGTCAGCCAGCTTACAGTCAGTAGCTTTGTTCTTGAATCAAAGACTGGCAGAAGAATCGCAAAAAGAAATACAGCAGTACGCTGATGCAGTCTATAAATTAGTGCAACCGCTGTATCCTGTTTCCATATCGTGCTTAGTGGGTAGAAACTAATGTTTATCGATATTTTATTGCTGGTAACATTCTCAGTCTGTATTAACTGGTTAGTTTCGCTAAACAACGTCTTGCAACTAGAGAAGAATAAAAGAACAAGATACCAAATGATCTCATTATCTTTGGCTATAGGCGCAATTTCTGGTTTGGCACTTGCTATAATATAGCTATGTTAGTAGCAGCAAAAAAGATAGAGATACAATAAATGGCAGCGTCAAAATTAAACTATATAGTTTTGTATGAAGGCGTTAGCCAGGTGTATGGATGTTCTTCTAAGAAGATAGCAATGGAAACACCTGCACCACAGGGCATAGACCCAAAGAGTAAAAAAGTATTATTCGTTACATTTGAACCAGACACAAATGACCTTTGTGTTTATCAGATAGAAGAAGAAGATGACAAAGAAACAAGTATCTAAGAAAAAAATTAATATCAAACTCAAACCTTACGAAGCGTTTGTTATAATGCAAACTAGTGAGCTTTTGTCTATAGCTGAGGTGTTAGAATCTGCTTTGAGAAAAGAAGAAGACAAGCAATTGAAAGCCAAAATTAACGATCTTGCATTACGTGTAAGATCAGCTATAAACGAAAACCAATTTGTACCGCAAGAAGAAGTGGGCTATGATGAATGGGAGTAAGAAGATGCTTGGTCTTGCAGTAGCCGGAGTAACTTTTGTGATGTTGCAATTATATTACAACAAGAACCAGAAACCTAATCGTGGTAGCTTCATCGAGCCTACAGAAAAACAGTTGAGAAATAGACTAGAAGAATTTTTTACTGACGATTCATTAGTAAAAGCTCAAGATAAATATGACACTATGATTAAAATGGGCTTGAATGGGAAAGATGCCTACAGAATATTAGGCTGTTCAGTATGATAGACTTGTGCGTAGTAAACCATAACACTGCTGGTCTAATGAAGCGATTTTTGGATACCCTTCATTCTGACCTAGGCGATAAAAATAGGAACTGGAAGCTACATATAACAGACAATGATTCTACTGACGAATTTATAGAGTTCATTAGACAAACTGGTCATAACTATCATATAGAAAATTTGTTTTTGAGAAAGAACATAGGGTACGCTGCTGCTTGTAACTATATGGGCAGCAAAACTAATTCAGATATAATAGGCTTGCTGAATTCTGATGTATGGATGACTAACGATGATGTAGATAAGATACAAGCAATCTTCGATAGCAACCCCGACATACACATATTGGGCCCTAAGCAAAGAGACGAACACGGTCGAGTAACGCATGCCGGCATGACGGGCACTGGCGCACAACCAATCATGAGAGGTTGGATGTTGAGTGATCCCGAAGATACAATGTTTAGAGACAGAGTAAACTGTATCACAATATCTGGATCAGCTTACTTTATAAGAAGAGAAGTATGGGACGCTATGTTAAACCATCCTAAGTATAAAGAGATCCATCCTGAGGCTCTAGGCGCGTTCCTGCCTACTCCACATTACTACGAAGAAACATGGTGTTCTTATTTTGCCCGCCACTTAGGCTATAACGTAGTCTATGACGGTAGCGTATCAATTGGACATAGCTGGCACGCTTCGTCGGCAAAGCCCGGAGAAGGGATCAGCCACGTAGATCATTACTTCCCTATATCAAGAGAAATTTTTAGAAAAGCTTGCGATCATATGGGGATCGAACGAGACTAGCTAACTCATGAATGACCATATATTTAATGACCATATATTTATAGCGATTCCAGCTTTTAACGAAAAGTTTACGCACATAACTGTAGAAGATGCTTTTGCAAAGGCGGATAACCCACACAATGTATATATTGGAATCTTTAACCAGAAAACAAACAACCTTGAATTTGAAGATTTTTCTGGTTACAAAAATGTGAGATGCGTTAATGTAACATATAAAAATCCACTAGGTCTTGGGCTGGCTAGGGTAGCTGCAGCAAGTCTTTTAGAAGATGAAGAATATTTTTTGCAGCTAGATGCACACACAATTTTTGCAAAAGGCTGGGACACACGATTGCTAGGCGACCTAAAGGAGTTATTGCAGTATTGCGATAAACCTTTGATATCGCAATCGTTAGCTTGGCATCGTGAAAAAGATTATTTCGATAATGATCAAGCTTACATAAAAAACTTTTATGGAATTAAAGCTTACCCTCTTTATAGGGAAGGAGATGTTAAGACTCATCCAGACCATTCTAGAGAGTCGGAAGAAAAGATTCTTGGAAAATTTCTTGAGCACTACCTTTGTTATGGTGGTTTCTTATTCGGCGAATCAAAATTTTTATATGATATTTCTTATAATCCATTTATATTAATGGATCCAGAGCAAGAAATAACAGCTCTTAGAGCATCCACTAGAGGTTATAGGTTTTTTAGTTCAGACATAACACCTATATCCACATTGGGTAAAGGCGAACATGGCGGTTTCACAGAAGAAAAATATAAAGATGATATTAAATATGAATTTTTAAGGTATGATTTTGATCAGACCAGAAAAGGCTGGCATGGCAAAAGATTTTATCAAGGTCTAAATTTTGGTTTTTGGGGAGCTGAAACAAAAGAACTATATGATGAATATTTTAAAAAAATACTATAATATTTTTACACAACAATAGAAAGAAGATAAAATGTCAGATCAATTTAATGTTTATTTATACAACGCAGAAGTAATTAAAGTAGTAGATGGAGATACGTTCAAGATAAATATTGATCTTGGATTCGAAGTACACCTTGGGCCAAAGAGCGTAAGACTTTATGGCGTTAACACCCCCGAAAGTCGTACTACAAACCTTGAAGAAAAGAAGATGGGACTCGCTGCAAAAGAATTTACTGATCAATGGATTAAAAAAGCTGGTAGTAAGGTGAAGATAGAAACAATTCTAGATAAGAATGAAAAGTATGGTAGAATACTTGCTAGAGTATGGAACGAAGCTGGCGAATGTCTTAACACAGAAATTGTTAAGGCTGGACTAGCTAGAGAATACTTTGGCGTAGGCGACAAAACTTTTAATGAATTTAAGAAGGCATAATGCAAACATTTTTACCATACGCAGATCTACAAGAATCAGTTCGGGTATTAGATTATCGTAGACTTGGCAAGCAGCGCGTAGAAACTTTTCAAGTTTTAAACATATTACTTGATCGTACACCAACAAAAGGTTGGAGAAATCACCCAGTAACACGTATGTGGTCAGGCTACGAATCTGCTCTACAGGTTTACCAGAATTATACTATCCAAGAATGGATCAATAGAGGGTATAAAAACAACATGCAGTTTGAGGAAATATTAATTCCGTCTCCACAAATGCCGAGCTGGTTTGGCGATGAAGAATTCCACAGATCACATAGGTCTAACTTATTAAGAAAAGACTATGAATATTATAGCCAATTTTTTGATGAGCCCACAGACCTAGAATATAGTTGGCCAGTATGAGTGTTACAGTTTATTTAGCTGGTGCAATGGATTACGTAGGCGACTATGCTCTTGGCTGGAGAAAAGAAGCTACCGAGCTTCTTAAGCAGAGAGACTATAAGGTTCTTGACCCTACTTCTATATCAGAAGACGATACTATGTCAGCTGAAGAAATAGTGCAAAAAAATCTGTTTATGCAGAAACGATCAGACATTTTGCTGGTAGAATACATGCTAGAAGATAGAGCCTACATAGGCACTGACTTCGAAATGGCATACGCAAAACTAAACGATCAACCCGTAATAGTCATATGCTCAAAGCAAAATAGTGATCGACCCTATATGAAATATATGTCGACAAAACTTGCTGACAGCGTTGCCGATGCTGTAGAATACATATCAACACATTATCCAACAAACCAATAAAGGAAAAAAAATGTCAGAGAATAAGTTCAAATACTTTACAGTAGAAACTGTAACTGTAGTAAAAGCTAATAGCAAAACAGATGCAGAAAAGCTTGCAATGGGCCGTCGTGGTGTAGCAGGAGAAGTAATTCTCAAGACCACAGACGTTGAAAGAATCAGTGCAATCCAAGCTCGTAAGCACATCGTTATTTAATTATCATTATTAGCAATCACCAAGCGTGGGGTTCGTCCCCACGCTTGGTTTATCTTTAAGGAAAAAGATGATTTACGGATTAGTCGTAGCCAGAAACGAAGAAGATAGGTATTTAGAAAAATTCCTACAAAGATTATCTACACAGGTAGATAAGATAATATTTACAGATGATTGCTCAACTGACAATACTGTAGAAATAGCCAAGAAGTATGCAGAGGTATACTCTACTTCTGAGAATATGTTCATAAAGCACGAGGGCGCTCTTAGAGCAGAAGCTTGGGCTAATCTTGGTAAGCACGCAAAGCCAGGTGACTGGGTTGTGGCAATAGATGCAGACGAGATGCTGTATACAATGGATAATGAGTCCATAAAAGACACACTAGATAAGTCTCCATTCGATGTAGTCAATGTTAGAAGATGCGAAATGTGGGATGAAAATTGTTACAGAGTAGACAAGATGTGGGCCCCACATAACACTACTAGAATTTTTAGGTATGCAACTAATGGAGTCTATAAAGATAAAAGATTAGCTTGCGGATCTGAACCAACCTACGTAGATGAATGGGTAAGACGTGGTAATTTTTGGTACGAGAACCCATTCGTAATGCAGCACTTAGGTTATGCAAGACTAGAAGATAGAGTATCAAAGCACGAGCGTTACATGACCCTTGATAAGGGTGAGTTTCATAACATAATACACTTACAATCAATATTGGATAATAACCCAACTTTAATTAATTGGGGTATTTTTGGAAACAAAGAGGTAAACCTAAAATGACAATCATAAATAGCAAAGAAACAATAAAAGAATTGACTTATAAAATGTCAAGAAAAGAGCGCTTTGCTTTTGTTAACTTTTCTAGATCAGCACTGCTTGCTGCAACCGGAAAGATACCATCAGAAAAAAGACCTCCTAAGCCTTTTGTAAAGTCGATAGTCAATGCTTTAGAAGTAAAGAACAGCAACTATATGAAAGCTATCCCTACTCATATGATTGGCCAAGGGTCTGGTTTTTCCGTGAGCGAGATCAAGAGTCTTGATAACGAAAAGATATATGATGCAGGGATGTTAGAATATTATTATGTTTCTAAAAAAGATATTTTTGATTCATTTGTTGAGCATTACATTAAATATAGTTCAACACTAGTAGTTTCTTTTCATGAGAAAAAGACTATACAAAAAGTCATAGGATCACCTAAGCATTACTTGCAGGTTCCATACAATGACTTTTATGATAAGCTAGACTCAATTTATGAATCTATAATAGCTCATGAAAATATAGACTACTGCATTCTCGACTGCCCAGTTCTAGCGTCCGCGTTAGCTCCTAAAATTTGGGAAAATTCAAACATGTCTATATTAGACTTTGGAAAAGTATTTACCATAGCTAGCAAGTAGTCCTTATGCGAAGAGGTTCAAGTCCGCATAAAGACAACGATGATACCGAATACATGGTAGACTTGCTTATGGAAACGTCTATGTCCTTGACTGAAATAGCCAAGGAATTAGGTTGGACAATCAACGCTTTAAATAAGAAGATCAATCAGTTAGGGCTTAACTGGGTAAAAACTAGACACAAAAAAATGTCTAGAGGTCAGGCAGCCTTGACTGATATAATGCAAAAGCTATTGCCTAATGAATCCATAGTGAGCGAACACCATATTGGCGATAGGTTGAAGCTTGATATATACTGCCCTAAGTATAAGATAGCTGCAGAGTATCATGGCCGTCAGCACTTTTATTATACTGGAAGATTCTTTAATTCAAAAGAAGATTTTGAAGAAGCTGTTCAGAGAGACGAAAAAAAAGCAAGACTTTGTCAAGAACAGGGTATAGCTCTTTTAGTTTTTAGGTATAATGACAAGCTCACAGAAGAAGCGGTATTCTCTAGAATACTTGAAGCGATAAAAAACTATGTTCCGTCAGAAGAAAAGGTTAATAAATATAGCAAGAATAAGATATCTGAAAGTAGCTTCTATCAAGACGCAAAAAAAAGATATAATACTATCCAAAGAAAAAGATATAAAGAGCTAAAGGAAAAAAATGGCAACAGAAGAAAACAATAACAATTATCCGATTGAATATCAGATATTTGCGCTATGCCTAAGACACCCTGGTTCAATAAACTTTTTTCATGAGAACTTAAAGGCAGAGATAGTAGGAATAAACCATGGAGAAAATGGTGTCTTCGAATTCTATAACGCAATCCTGGCTTTCCATAAAGCAACTCAGCTAGATATAGTAGATCCAATAGCTTTTAGATCTTGGCTACAAACAGAGACTGAAATATATGAAGCTTTAGGTGGGCATGTAGGCACCCAGGCTATGTTTGACATATTAATGAACATAGACTTGTCGAGTGCAGAGTCAATACTAAAAGTCATAGAGCACAAGGCTAATAAAAGAAAACAGATAGACTATCTACAAGAGCTACAGATTTTAATCACACAAAAATCAAGCAAATCAGATGAAGACATAGAAAGAATATCTGTTTTAACTAACAAGATTAGAGAATTAGAAAATGAGATTAACTATAATCCATTAGAGAATGTTACTACAGCAAGTGATATAGCTGGTAGAGCAGAAGAGCTGTTGGTAATACCAAATTTTTTACCAACTCAATTCAAGTCACTTAATAGAGCGATGGGCTATACAGATGAGGGAGGCTTCTTTAAGGGGGCCGTGCACGCTATCATAGCCCCTTCTGGCAAGGGCAAAAGCACGTTTGCTAAGTGCCTAGTAAACCATTGGGTTGAGGTTGGTTATTCAGCGTTGTTCATTAACTTCGAAGAAGCGATATCCCACTGGGAGAGAGTTCTGATGACCCAAATTATAGGACAAAATGTTTATTCCGAAGCAGGTAAGTGGTCTCAGCAAGAAAAAGATAAGCACCTAAAAACATTTAAAGACAAGATGGAGCAGTGGGGGGACCGATTCATGGTGAGACATGATCCGGAAACTCCATACTTTGAGGACCTAGAGAGATGGCTTAGAGACATTATGGGGCACAATGCTAAGCTGCCAGACGTAATTGTAATTGATACCATACAATCGATGTTCACCCGAGGCGGAAAAGGTAAGCCAAGATGGGGCGAATTTGAAGAGATGATGGTTCGCCTAGAGAAGTTGGCTAGAGACATGAACTGTGCTTTTATAATAACGGCACAAGAAAACTCGAATAGAATGAAAGAAAAGAGAGAAGTAGTCCAGCAATCTGACACTGGTGGGTCTCTTGCTATCCAACAAAAGTGTGCGGTGACTATCTTTATAACAGATAAAAAGCTAGCTTCGGGCGACGAGTCAGAAGAGGATTATGTAATGCAATTACAGATACCAAAAAACAGAATAACTGGGTCTACATTCGTATACGACCCACCTCTAGTAAGATATAATGATACTACCAAGTCTTATGAGGACTACGAAGTTGTAACCAACGATACATATTCTACTTCATCTTTGTTAGATGATTTATTAAGTGGAGACTTTTCTTAATGATAAAAATAACGCCTAAGGCGATTAAAGATTTTCAAACATGCGGCCTGCTTTTTGACTACAGATATAATCAAAAGCTTCCAGAAACTATACTTAGTAGGAATGTTGTAACTGAAAGATTTGAGAATACATTAAAGAATGTAATAAATTTCTTTTTGTATAAAAGACAAAGCGGTCAAACTCCTTCATACGCTGCCGTATTAAACAGATGGGAAAAGCTTTGGTTCCCTAAGGATACTTCGGCACAAGATATAATAAATGACAAGCACGAGAGTGCTTACGGTAATATGGCAAGCCTTACATCCAAGGCTGCTGGCGTTTTGCTTTCATTTTATAACTATTTTTCGGACCCAGAGCTGGTACCGATAGGCATATCGGAGGACTACAATCTTCCAATAGGGCAAGTGTTAATAACCGATAGCTTTGATATTATTTATATAAAAAATGGCTACACCAATGTTGTCAAATGGGTATTCAACTACAAGGACAGCCATGAGCATTTGTATAATGTTGATTTTGTGTCGATGCAATATGCATACACAAAGAATAGGGGTAGCAAAAACAAGAATGTTAGATATGGTTACTTCGATATCATGTCCTCAAATCCAAAGGTTGAATACGTTGATTTTGTACAGGAAGATGTTGACTCATTAAACTTTTGGGTAGATGAGCTAAGCGCGTGCAGTAACTTCGTACCAAGAAGAGGTCTAACTTACTACTGCAAACGATGCCCGTTTGATGGCCCGTGCTCTAAATGGTCTAATTGGAAAAAAGATAAGGAAAACAAAGATGGCAAAAAATAAAGACGACAACTTGTTAGATTCATTCTTAAAGGATGAAAAAATAGTTTCGATGATAGAAGAAGAAGACATTATACTCGCGCCTCTTTTAAAGGAAATTTCCTTTATATCTAGCGAGGGCTTAAGATCTTTTGTAAGATCAATCTTAGTAAGAGCAGATTCTTTTTGGAAAATACCATCATCCTTCTCCGGCAAGTATCATCCACCAGATGAGCATGGTGAGGGCGGTAACGCTCTCCATACAAAAAGAGTGGTTAGAGCAGCCAAGATGCTCTGCCAATCTCATAGCATGAGTGAAGAAGAATCTGATTTGATTTTTGCAGCATGCTTACTGCATGATGTTACAAAAGGAAAGATAGATAAAGATGGTTGGTTCTCTTATGACAAGATGCATCCTTACACCGTTGGCGATTTTGTCAAATACTGCCAAGAGGATGATAAAAAGTTTGCCAGTGACATTCATTCATCTACGCTATACGTAAATGAAGACGATGTTCAAACAATACTAAGACTCGTAAGATGTCACCTTGGTCCATGGTCTCCTATACCAGAAACCGTACCAATAACTTACCTAGATCAAATAGTGCACGTAGCAGATAACATAGCTTCAAAGATCCATTACATATTGGATGGCGATGATATCATAGAGAGTAGATGGAAAGATCATGGAACCACTACTTAACAGAATAAATAAAAGAAACTTTCTAGTATCAAATTTAGAAAGCTACATCCAAGAATCTGTTTACTATAGAAGTTATTCGTTTGAACTTAACAACAAAAATAATAAAACAATAATTTATAACTTCGTAAACAATTCTGGTAAAGGCAAAATACAGTGAGACCAACTACTGATGAGAAAAAGTTTTTAAAAGACTGGAAATTTGTTGAGGTAGCTAGATACGTTGATTCTTTATCTAAGGTTATCAGAGAAAAAAATGGCGACAATCCATTAGTGATACCTTTTGACCAGGTTGAAAAGTATTCAGACAAACACAACAATGTTGGCGTTTATACTTCCGTTTGGCTTTATAATAATGAAGACATAAACAAGGCAACTAGATATTCTAATCTGTATTTTGATTTAGATAACTCAGATATAGCTATAGCTTATGGCGAAACCGTAAAGCTAGTAAGCATATTAAAGAATAAAATTCCAACAGATGCCATAAAGATATACTTTACTGGCAAAAAGGGTTTTCATATAGAATGCGAAGGCTCAGCCTTAGGTATAACTCCGTCTAATGACCTACATGTTTTGTTTAGGTTCATTGCTTCAGACATAAGATCATCGTATGACATAACAAGCTTAGACTTAAGTGTATATGATGCCAGAAGAATGTGGAGATTGCCTGGCACTAAGCATCAAAGTACTGGTTTATATAAAACCTTGTTGACTATGGATGAGTTTGATAGTGGTTTAGAGGCTATCTTTTTGATTAGCAGAAACTTTAGATCTAGTGAGTACCAAGATATAGATTTTGATTATAAGTCAAACGAATGGTATAGAGAATATTCATATAAAATGGAAGCAGATAAAGAAAGAAGTAAAGATTATCTTTCTTACTTTAACAAGCATGGGTCTAAAGGCTTAAAGCAAGTAGATGATTCACCAAAAGTATTTTCTCCTCATGTTCTATTTAAAAACTGCCCAGCAATAAAGAGAATATATCAAGAAGCTAAAGAAAAACATGACATAGACCATGAGTCTAGATTATTCCTCTGTTCGATTCTAACTTATACTGATGATTCTATCGAGCTTTTACATGAGATACTAAGTAACTGTAGTGATTATAACGTACAAAAATCTACGTCCCATATAAATGATTGGATAAGAAGAAGAGAGATTGGGATAGGCGGTAGACCATATACCTGTGAAAGAGCAAATTCAGTAGGAGTTGGGTGTGGAGATTGCCAGTTAGAAGGAAGAAAGAAATGGGTTAAGGTTGGAGAAAAATTTGTAGAAACAAATATAAAATCTTCCCCCTCACCAATAAGGTTCGCATACAGATCAACTAAAAAGGACAAAAAAAATGAATAATATAAATAATCCAGATGATGTTATAGGCGTATGTTCTGAGTGTAATTCAGATCAACCTATGAGCTATATGGAAAGAAGCCCATTTGCTCAGGCTGGACAGCCAGTGCCATGCAAGTTCTGTGGAGGAATAGTTTTAATTACTTACAGAGAAACCAGAAACAATACATTAGATAGCAGCAATAAAGGCAGAGGCATAAACTAATTAATGAAGAATTGGACAAACCTACATAACCACACCGTGTTCTCCATGCTAGATGGGCATGGAGACGTAGAACAATACCTAACTAGAGCCAAGGACCTTGGTATGTTGGGATTAGCTACGACCGATCACGGCAATATACACTCGTGGTTAGACTTCTATGATGCTGGGATGGCATGTGGCGTAAAGCCAATTCTTGGTTCTGAAATGTACCAAGCTAGAAAAAGTAGGTTTGATCGAGACGAAGAGGAAAGATCCGGCCCATCAAAAAATGAATGGGAACAAAGAGGTCCTTACCATATAACTATATTGGCAAAGAATAATGTTGGCTATCATAACATAATCAAGATGTCGTCTAAAGCCTTTACGGAAGGATACTATGTAAAGCCAAGAGTGGACCATGATTTAATATCACAACACTCTGAAGGAATAATAGTTCTATCTGGTTGTCTCAACGGAGAAGTTTCGCAGGCTCTTTTAAGAAAAGATTATAAAACAGCCTTGAACCACGCAGCTAAGATGCAGCAGATTGTGGGCAAAGAAAACTATTTTATCGAAATTCAAAACCATGGCATAGCAGAGCAGCTTGCGATCATACCAGATTTGATTAAGGTAGCTAATCATATAGGCGCAAAGATTATCCCATCTGGTGACTGTCACTACGTTCATCAACGTGACGCGCATGCTCACGACATAATGTTATGTGTTGCCACTAACTCAAACATACATACCCCAGATAGATTTTCTTTTTCTGGTGATCATTTTTATCTACAATCTTATGATGAAATGGCTTCTGTATTTTCTGAAGACCAACTAAAAAATACTATGCATGTCTATGACATGATAGACCTTAAGTTAGATTTTGGTGATATACATTTTCCTAATTTTCCAATACCCACAAAAGAAAGCTCTACAGAATACTTTGAAAGATTAGCATGGGATGGCCTAAGAGAAAAGTATGGACAAAACTTACCACAAAATATCATTGATAGAGCACAGCATGAAATAAGAGTAGTAAAAGAAATGGGTTTCCCAGAATACTTTTTGGTTGTTTCCGACCTTGTGCGCTGGGCTAAGTCTAATGATATAACGGTTGGCTGGGGAAGAGGTTCAGCAGCGGGAAGTATTCTCTCCTATGCTTTTGGTATAACTAACTTAGACCCGATTAAGTTTGGTCTATTGTTTGAAAGATTCCTTGTAGAGGGAAGAAAGTCAATGCCCGACATTGACTTGGACTTTGACGATAGACACAGAGACAAAGTTATCGAGTATGCAAGACAAAAATATGGTGAAGATAAAGTAGCCCATATTTGCACATTCAATAGAACAGGTGCAAAGCAATCCATTAGAGATGCAGCTAGAGCTCTTGGTCTTGACTATGCAAGCGGAGACAGAATAGCAAAGCTAGTACCTCCGCCGGTGTTGGGTGTTTCAAAAAACTTGAACGACTGTATGCAGGTTACCGAATTTAGCGCAGCTTATAGCACAGAAGAAAATAGCAAGCTGATTATAGACACGGCATTTGGTTTAGAGGGCGTGGTCCGACAGACTGGCATCCACGCTGCAGGTATTGTTATATCCAAAGAGCCATTAATAGAGTATCTTCCAGTTATGAAAAAGGGAGCTGACAACCCATTAGTTACGCAGTGGGACATGGGCAGAGTAGAACAATGTGGGCTATTAAAAATAGACTTTCTTGGTTTAAGAAACCTTGGCGTTATAGATCAGTGCATAAAAACTGTAGAGAAAAGAACAGGTCAAAAGATAATACTTGATGACCTACCTTTAGACGATGAGAATACCTATAAGGAACTGTGCAAAGGTAACGCTATGGGTGTTTTTCAGTTAGAGTCTGCAGGTATGCGCGAGCTGATGATACAAATGCAGCCAAGATCAATCCAAGACATTATGGCTTTGATATCACTTTATAGACCAGGCCCAATGGGATCCGGTATGGATAAGCTTTACATAGATAGAAAAAATGGTAAGGCAAAGATATCTTATGTACATGAAAAGATGGAGGAGGCATTAGGTTCCTCTTTAGGCATCATGCTTTATCAGGAAGATGTCTTAGCAGTAGCGCGAAGCCTTGCTGGCTTTTCTGCTAGCGAAGCCGATGACTTAAGAAAAGTAATCGGTAAGAAGCAGATGG